ATTCGTTACTGGTTGATGACCGGCGATGCTCAATTCGCTCTTTGGCTCAAGGTCTTCAGAAGCTATCCGCATCAAATCGCGCAGATCCCCACGCCGGAAGGCCGAGAGCAGCTTGCGTTCAGCGCTCGACAAATCTTTTTCTTGTAGATACTCATTTGGTTCAGCAACTAGGCCAAGTAGCCAATCCGTGGTGACTTCCAGTTCAATAGCGATGCGCACCAATACATCAGGGCTTGGATCGGCCTTACCTGTTTCGTATCGATATATTTGAGTTGAGCCAAACCCAAGCCTGTTATTCAGTTCCTCTTGGGTAAGACCACGATTTTCTCGAATGATCTTTAGACGGTCGCCTCGGAATATACGTTTTCTATCTGTCACTAAAAGCCCCTTACTTCACTAGCCTAATTAGATAATAAAGCAATTGTTTCCTTGACACAATAAGCAAAGTAGGCTATAGTTTTAATTGTCCAACTAGATTGGCGTTTTTCTTGCATTGTTAATAGCCTAAGTAGATGGCATGAAAGGTAGTCTAAGTGGCAGCACAGAGACCAAATCGACTGAAGGAAATTGCGATTGAGCGAGGCGTGACGATTGAAACGCTCATTCCTCGCACCGTTAGTGAAGAGGGTTCGGTATATGGCGCAGCGGTGAAGCTGGGCGTTTCGCGCAACACGGTCAGCTATTGGCTGAAGAAGATGAACATTAAGGTGGAAACCAACCGCGTGACCACACTCGAACATCAACCCAAAGCCGGGGCGGTGTAACGATGCCCTACGAAATCGTAATCACCAACATGTGGGACATGAGCGAAGACGTGATTCCGTTTGGCGATGACAAGGCAACGGCGCGGTTGGTCTTCGACAAGACATGGAACGGCTTGCTGCGCGATGGTTTCGTGAGCGTGCACAACGCCAGCAACGAACACCTGATTCAGTACTGGAAGAAGGGCGAGGATGTGTCTCAGTCGTTCTTCATTGAACTGCGCGAGGCCAAGCCCAAGTACGACTTCGCCAACCTATTCGCCTGCATCAAGATCCTGGCAATGGCGAAACACAACCGTAAGTTCGGTTACATCTGGGCAACGGTGGCCGCCGAGAACAATCAGAAGGCCGTGAAGGAAGCCAAGCACATCGCCAACGTGACGATGTGTGACGGACGGAAAGAGGTACACCCGCTGGATGATGACCGCCTCGTGGCTATCCGGCAGTTCAACGACATGGTGAAGAACCATGAGTACAACGGGGGGCGGGTGTGGCGCGGCCTCGACTCGTTGATGAAGTACATGGTGATCGCCCCGACGGGAACGACTACGTTGGAATTCGTCGAGGTGAAGTAATGAAGCCCACGTTGAACGCGCCGACCAACCTTGATTGGTTGGTACGGGTTCCAAAGAAAGGCGGCAGGTGATGTACAACGCGAAACGTACACGCAAGGGTAGCAAGCTCAACGCGGATAACCAGAAGCCGACGATTGACCCGAGCCATTACCTGTACAAGGCATTCCCAACCGAGTCGCCGGTACAGCCGGGTGAAGTGGTTGAGTACAGCGACGAGGCCGGACATGATTTCACGGGCGTAGTACTGCCGGAAGGTGCATACCTCAGCAATGATGTGATCTTCGTGCGGGTGGACTTCGGCCAGTACATCGACGCGGTGGCTGCCGAACTATTAAGCCCGGTGTTTGATTACACCCGACTGGACAGCGAAACGCGGATCGTGGTGCAGCAGAAGACGAGCGAAATCAAGATGCTGGTGCGCCGGTCCGTGCAAGACATCATCGACATAGGAACCCATCTGATTGAGGTGAAGGCCAAACTGGGACACGGCAACTTTGGCAAGTGGCTCAACGCGGAATTCAGTTGGTCAGAGAGTTCGGTCGTGAAGATGATGCAGGTCGCAACCACTTTCAAAAACGTAACTGTTACGGATTTGAAGATCGGTGCGAAGGTACTTTACCTGCTGTCGGCACCATCCACGCCGGAAGAAGCACGTGAAGAAGCGCTTGAAATCGCACGCAGCGGCCAGCCGGTGACGTTCGGTGCAGCCAAGGCCATCGTTGCCCAGCATAAGGAACCCGCCGCGTTACCTGCCGGTGAACCCCCGCGCCAACCTGCCCCACTGCCGCCAGTAGAAGCCTACAAGCAAGCTGAGCGCGTGTTCGCACCGGTGACGCGTCCGCCGAGCGTGAGCTACAGCAAGGTTGAGGACGATTACGTTGACGATGTGCCGAGCGTAGAGGTGGATGAAGAGAACCCCCATCCTAACCTTCCCCCGCAAGCAGAGGAAGGAACCAATGCGGAAGTCATCGCGCGGGTACGTGAGGATATTAAGGCGGTCAATGATGAAGCCGCACGTCAACGCCTAAGCGCGATTGTAGACAAGCAGGAAGCCGATCAACTTGACCGCGCACAACGCAAGGCGAATTGGGCAGAGCATGAACGGCTGCGCACATTGGCCGCGCAAACGCCCCCGCCGGTGGGACAGTATCGCACCATCGTGATTGATCCACCGTGGCCGATGAAGAAGATTGAACGCGGCGTACGACCGAACCAAGGTGAGTACCTCGATTACCCCACCATGCAACTGGCAGACATCTACAACCTCGACATAGATCCGTTGGCGGCGCAAGACGGCTGCCATCTGTACCTATGGACGACACACAAATTCCTGCCGGAAGCGATCCGCATCGTGGGCAAGTGGGGCTTCCGCTACAACTGCCTGATGACATGGGTCAAGAACAGCGGCATGAGTCCATTCCATTACCGCTTCAACACTGAACATGTGGTATTTGCCACACGCGGATCAATGGCCGTGCAGCGCAAGGGCTTACCGCTGGCGTTTGAAGGTGAATCACTAGGGCATAGTCGGAAGCCGGATACGTTCTACAGCTTGATTGCACAAGCATCCCCCGCGCCACGCATTGATATGTTTGCAAGGTGTGAACGGGATGGATTTTTAGCATGGGGGAATGAGGTGAACCATGCCTGACATTCATATTGTGTTGAGTAAAGGATTTTCAACTGTTGTTGATGCCGAAGATGCTGATGTAGCCCAAGCAGCTAATTGGTATGTCGCCGTTTCAAAGGTGTCACCACCATATGCATACGGTTATGTCCGAGGTGTTGGGCATCGGTTGCTTCACGTGTTGGTTATCGAAAAGCAAATCGGCAGAACGTTATCGAATGGCGAGTACTGCGATCACATCGACCGCGATTCGCTCAACAATCGGCGCAGCAATCTTCGTGTAGCGTCGGCACGTGAAAGTGCAATTAATCGTGGACTACGCAAGGACACTAGCAGTGGATACGCAGGCATTAACTGGCACAAGCATCACCAACAATGGCAAGTTCGAATCTGCGTTGCATCTGGCAAACGGAAAACCATTGGCTACTTCAATGATTTGAATGATGCGATTGCTGCGCGAAACATGGCCGTTCAATCTTACTACGGCGAGTTTGCGCCGCAGGGGGTGAACCATGCAACAGCAACCGACTAGTTTCCGCCGAGATTTCAACTGGCAGGAGGGCTATCTGCCGGAAGTGCAGCGCATCTTGCTGGCGAACGCAACCTTCCTGTTCACGGTGAGCATCGCGTCATGGCAGCAGGATGTGAAGCAAGCCACCGACATGACCATCACCACGGGCGGAAAACCCAAGGCGATCGGCGTGCGGTTGCGTCGGGCAGAGTACGGCTACCGTGACATGACGGTACGGGCTAATCGCACAAGCGGTGCCAAGACCGAACTGGAAAAGATCATGAGCGGCATGGGCGATGCGTACCTGTACGGCTGGACGAACGGGATGCACATCAGCGAATGGATGCTGATTGACCTGAACCGGCTACGTGCGAGCGGCCTACTGCAATCCGCGCCGGTGCGCCACAACAAGGATCACCAGACCAGCTTCATTGCGATCCCCTACCGGACGCTGCGCCAGTACGGATGCGTGTTGAACGCGAACGTGAGGGCAGCATGAAGAACCAGACAACACCCGCGCCGGATGCCGAGCGGCCATGGATGGCAACATTCATCCCACTGCCGAAAGACCCGGCGAAGTTGACGATTGAAGATGTGAAGGCCGCGTTCGTGGGCGATTGGAACGCGCTGAAGGAGGTGAAACAGATCGCACAAAAGACCCGGTGTAAGTAAGTCGTATCACATTTATTGGCTAACAGAAAGGAACTGAAAAATGACCGCATGGGTATCGGTGAACACGTTGTTGACAGAGGTTGAAGAGTGCCTGAAGGGAATCCTATCCGAGACACCCGCCAAGGGCATGACACCACAGCAGGTGTATGTGATGGAGGAACTGTACGCGAAGGACGAACAGAAGCCCGGGCAACTGGCGAGGGCAATCGGCGCAGCCGTCACATCCTTCACACCAGTGTTGGACAGCTTGGTAGCGTTGGGATTGGTCACGCGTAAGGCTAACCCACACGATCGCCGAAGTGTAATCGTCAGCTTGACGCCAGCCGGTGAAGGGCTGCGCGGGACGATCAACGATGCGCTGATTGAGTTGGATGAGTGGTTCCCACAAGTGGACTGGACGCCGAACATCACACCGAGCGGCAAGGAAGTTGCCGTTTAGGCGAGTGCTGAGCACACCCGCCTAACAGACTGTCACGAATCGCACTATTTATTTAGCACAGAGCAAAGGACATTCACATGAGCACCAAACAAACGCATCCGCAATGGCAGAACGCAATCCGTGAAGCTGCCATCAATCTTAGCACACCCAGTTGGGGGCGCAAAGAAATCGACGCTGAAACATTGGCCGATGAGAACAAGCAACGCACAGCCGGAAAGAACCTGCACATGGTACTGACGAAGATCATGGGCGTGCCGGTGGGGATGCCGACGCTGTACCGCAATTACTACAGCGTAGACGGTTTCTGGTTCGCACTGAAACTTGATGCCGACGGCAATGAAGAGAAGCAACCGCTGATGGAAAGCACGGCGACAATGCCGGGTGGGCGTCGTCCCGACAAGTCACGGTCAGCCATCTCTTTCACGCTATACGTGGGCAAGGTCAACCCTGATCCAAGTTTTGAAGGATGGCCCGGACGCAAGGCGATCACGGCGCACAACTTCAAGCTGCACTTGTTCAATCCCAACTTCGTCCGCAGCGAACTAGCTGAAGCGCTCGACAACTTGGAAGCCGAGTATCAGGCCGTGCTGCCACGCTACCAAGCATGGAAGTTGATCGAGATGAGCCAAGCGGCAGAGTTGCAGGATTTCCTGCTGCAAACGCTGCGCCAAGCGGTCAAACGGATGCCAGGCTGAACTGCTGGAACCCAAGCCGATCGAAGTGTACGACGTGGAATTGGCGGCTGCCGAAGCGATTGCCCACCTTGACGGGATGATCGCCAGCATCCAACCGAAAGAATTTGACGGCTTGGATCTGTTCGACCCGGACGACGTGCCGGATGACCTTGACGATGAAGACGAGGAAGAAGACGACGATTTCGACGATGACGAAACCGTAGACGAGTCGTTGGACGCCGAGCCGGAACCGGAAACGGTTTAAGCCTTACCACTATTTATCAGCATATCCGGTGGACGTGGGTTCGCCGGATGAGTAACAGAGGACATTCAAAATGACTGAGACAAATTATCCGGCATGGCAGAAGGCTATTCGTGACGCACAGGTTACGCAAGCCGCATTTAATGCAACTCAAGAGGCAGAAGAACAGGCAATTAAAGCGGAAATTGATGCACGCCAAGGTCGAGATTTAGCCTACGTCCTAGATGTTGCGTTCGGCATTCACGTTGATGACCCGTTGACTAACTCTGTTGAGATTGATGGGTTTGATTTTTGGCTAAAGCGAAACAGTGATGAATATTCATCAACCCCCTCGTTTTCTAACAGTAATGGTTCATTGACGTTCACGCTGCGGGTAAATGCGGTGCGGCCTGATAGCATCCAGTGGGATGATCACTGGCCTGACTCATTAGAGTTTGTATGTCGTCACAGTTTGGGCGAACGCCACGACTGGACATATCTTCGCGCATCCCTTGCAAACGGACTTGATGAACTAAAACGCAATGCAGCTTTTGCCATCGAGCAGAAGAAATTCAACGAAAAACGCGTGAAAGCATCCCCACCAGAATCCACAGAGGAACAGATCGCCAAACTCATCAAACGATTGGTATTTGAGTCCATGACTGTCATGGGCGAGTTCTAGGCTATGGCACTACGGGACTTAGAAGACTTTGAAATCGGCGTGCGGTCGCTGCTGATGCGACTGTATCACAGCCGGTTCTTTGGCGAGGACTTTTATCCGGCGGGGTTGGTGGACGCGCTGGATGCGACGGCACTGGAAGTACGCGGCTGGATTGAACGGCACGCGCAAGGCTGGCGCATCACTGAGGAAGGCGTGAGCGAGTGGGCACACATGAACTACGTGTGCCTGACAGGCCATCAACCGCACTACAAAGGCGAGTTGTACCAAGAGTTACGAATGTTGTTAGAGGAAGAGGCTTGTTATATGGGAAACATATGTAAGACAGAGGGATGTGATCAACCACGTGCCACGAGCGTGACGGGCAAAGAGTTGACGCACTGCCGTGAGCATATGCAGGCGATTTGGCGCGAGAAGGCAGCCATCCGCGAAGCTAAGAAGCGCGAAGCCGATGCGCAGCCTGCACGTGGACGTGGACGACCGAAGAAGGAAGAGCAGCCGGAAGAGGTTGACTTTGAGAACACGATGGCACGGACGGCCAGCAAGCGATCAACGGCGCGATCAGTGACCGTCGAGAAGGCTACCGCGCAACCGGAAATGAGCAAGGCGACTGACGTTTATGATCCGCCGGATACCAACCACAAGCTGATTGATGTGTACGTAGCACCGGAAACGACCAACGAATGGATACACGCACCGCTGCCGGATGGGTATCCAGCGGCGGCAGACACCAAGTGCGAGGACTGCCTGTACAAAGACGTGGTTGACCTGCTGATTGACCGTGTGCCGGGTGTAGCTGAGATCGTTAGCGGCCTGAAACAAGTGAACGGCAAACGCTAATGCCAGAGCTACACATTGACGTCAACCGCGTGCTGCGAATCAAGTCCGAGGCGCTGATAGGTGTACGAATCGGCGTGTTTGGTTCGAGCGGCAGCGGCAAGTCCAACACGGTTGCCCGGATCGTCGAGCAGGTGGCACCGTACATGAGCGGCGGGACGTTCTTCGACTTCCACGACGAGGCGCACGGCCTGATGGCGAAGATCCCAATGCTGCGCGTGGGCAAGAACCCGCCAGCACGCAAAGACGCACGGCAACGGTCGCCATTGGTGCAACTGGAACTGACACCCCAAACGGCTGCCGATTTCGCCGAGTACGTATACATGCGCAACGTGGCGGTGATCGTCAACCTTGCCTACATGCACGAAGAGGAACGGCAGGAAGTCGTTCTGAATTACTGCAAGCGGCTGTGGGAACTGGCGATGGCCTACGCGAAGCCGTACTGGGTGGTGCTGGAAGAGGCGCACAACTTCATCCCGCAACGCACAGTGACCGCCGAGCTAGACACGATCCGCCGGTTCGCGGCAGAAGGCCGGAAGTTTGGCATCACGCCGATTCTGGCCTCGCAGCGGACGAGCAAGGTCAACAAGGATATTTTGTCCGAGTGTGACTATCTGTTCCTGCACCGCGTGAACATCGAACTGGATCGGCAGAGCTATCGCGGCCTGCTGACGACCGAGATCAACCGGCAGAAGGATCTATTCGTGACGATGGAAGCCGGTGAGGCAGTCGTCAAGTGGTGGGATAACGGCAATGCACGCTTTGATCATGTGCAGATTTGCCGACGGGATACGGTTCACATCGGCGCAACACCGGGTGCTGATCCGCAACCGCTGCCGGTGTTGAAATCGGTGGACATGATGCTGCCCAACTATCTGGGCAACACGGCGGCTGATGACGAGCAGGATGACCAGCTGGCTGAAGCTAAAGCGCGGATTGCACGGTTAGAAAGTACGTTGCGGATGATGTGCGCGTGTGTGCTGGTGCGCGTGCAGCCGGTGCCGACGGACGTTGAGTTGCCACCTGAGCCGCCAGCATCCCCTGCCCTGATGACCGAGCGAGGGCTATTGAAGCAAGAACGGGCTTTCAATGGCCTGCTGCGTGATGTGGTGAAGGGCTGCAAGTACGCGTTTCATATCGCAATCCTGAAGTATCTGGTGGAACGCGAGGATGTGCGCATGTCGTCGGCTGAGATCGCGCGGTTTGTGGGAATGAGCGAGTCCACCGTGCGCGAGCATCCGCCGCTGTACCTGTGCACCCCATTGGCGCTGCTGCAACGTACCCGACAGGACGGCGTGTACTACTACCAATCCTCCGCGCGGGAAACGTTGGCCGAACGCTTCCCTGATTTGCCGACGGACGAGCTGGTGCAGAAGCTGCTGGAGGTGCGGTCGTGAACGCCATTTTAATGAACTCGTTTCAGACGCCGAATAGCTATGTTGATAACGCCATGGGGATGCTGACCAGCGAGGAATATAAGTGCTTGTCATTCGCGACACGGCACATCCTCGGTTGGCAGGACAAGGTATCGAAGCGGCGCGGATTTATCAGCCTGAACATGTTTGAGAACGGCTTTGTGAGTGCGAAGGGCGTGGTGTTCGGTGGTACGGGACTCACCCGGCAAACGATTGTTCGTGCGACGGATGAACTCACACGCCTATTGTTCTTGCTGAAGATCGGTGAACCGACGGCTGAAGGTCAGGAATGGGAATTGGGTGATGAGCCAGATTTTGCGGCGCTGGTCGAACGCTACGAAGCACGTAAGCAATTACGACGTTGGCAGACGACGAAAGCACGTGAGGCCAAGCGAGAAGGTGGTCTGTCTGACATACCCCCTGCAACTGGTCTGTTAGACATACCAGAGGGGGTAGCGCTAACAGACCACCCCCAGTCTGTTCAACAGACCGATGCTGGTCTGTTAGACAGACAGAATCAAATACATGTTCAAACCCATATTCAAACACAAGTACAAACTAGCGCCGTTGGCGCGGACGAATCCAAGTCGATTGCTGAAATCATCCATGCATGGCTTGAAGGTTCAAAGGTCATTGCACCGAACGCATACGCAAACAAGACCATTCGCGAAAAAGCCAAGGCTATGCACAAGCTCGGAATCACCCCGGCACACATCACGGATTACATCGCTGACGTGCGGAAGGATGCGTTCTGGGCACCCAAGGGGATTGACTTCGATAAGGTGTGCAAAGAAATCCAACCGTGGCTGGATGCCAAGCGTGCCGGATGGAACAAGCCAGCGCAAGCGGCGAAGTCTTTCTTCCCGTCCTTGAATTCGAAGACGATTGGGGGTTAGCCATGTTACTTGGTAACGCAATACCAGAGAACGTACGCCAAGCGCTGGAATCGGGCGATTGGCAGCCGCAGGAATTGGCGCCGGTATACACCTGCCAAACCTGTGAGGACCGGCATGTGATCAGCTACGACGTCCCGTTCGGTGACGAGCGATTCGGCAAGCTGTATCCATGCCCGGATTGCGGCGGTGGTCAGAAGCTGATGGAACGGCGTTGGAAGTCACGCCTGAAGCAAGCGGAACTGCCGAAAGAGTATCAACAGTTGACGTTTGCGACGTGGCAACAGTTGCCGCAAGAGGCACGGCAAGGTAAAGGGCTGGCGCTGGCTTGTGCGCAGTTGTTCGTACAGTCGGACGATCACAGCGTGAGTCTGGCGACGGCGTACCGGATGGCCGGACGCGACATGGGCAACGTGGACATCGTGCGCAAGTCGTTGATCCTGCAAGGCGTGCCGGGGTTGGGCAAGACGGGGTTGGCTGCCGCGATCGTGAATCATCTACTGGCTGAAGGGAAGCCGGTGCTGTACATCCGCGTGCAGGATTTCATTGAAGCCGTGAAGGACGCGTTCGGCAAAGAGAAGCGGCAAGCCGACGGCACACTTCCAGACTCGGCGCAAGAGATCGTAAGTGTGGTGAAACGTGCGCCACGGTTGGTGCTGGATGAGTTCAACGTGAGTGTGGTGGGTGACTGGCGACAAGAGGTGATGGAAAACGTCATCCGCTACCGCTACGGGAATGCATTGCCGACGGTGATCACCTGCAACGCGCAACCGGACGAACTGGAAGCGCAGTGGGGTTTGCGGACGACAAGCGTGTTGTTCACGATGGCGCATTGGGTGCCGATGGGTGGCGAAGTGCTGCGTGATATGCGGCAGCCGGACGAGGTGTTCTGATGCGATACGTCAAATACACCTACACAACGGCCAATGCGAATGGAAGCACTGTCACGCAAGAGCAAATCGACGAGGCGCTGCGTATGGTGGCCGAGTCGTTCAAAGCACGGATGGATGCACAGTTCCAGACCGGCGCGAGTACTTATGACACACCGTACGTCAAGAGCGTGAAGCCGATAGTCATCTTCCCGACGGTGACTGAAGAAGAGAAAAAGGCCGCGTGGGAATGGAAGCTGTATGTCGCGAAGATGCCGCCGACGGAATTCGTCGAGGTGCAGCCATGACACAACAGACACAACGATGGACTGAGAACGGCTTGGAAAAGTGGTGCCTCCAGTGTGAAGAGTGGTGGCCGAAGACGCCTGAGTTCTTCTACTCGCAACACGGTTACATGTACTCGCCATGCAAGGCGTGCCAAGCTGAAACCCGCGCCAAGAACAATGCACACCTGCCATGCTGCGTGCCGGGGTGTGGCAAGCCTCGCTATCGGTTTACGGCACGGACGGACTCGCGATGTGTGGAACATCGGCGGCAGTACGAGCGCGAGCGTAAAGCGCGTAAGGCGGTGCGGTGATGCCCACACGCGAAACAGAGTTTGGCACTGATAAGTGGTGCAATGTGTGCGAAGACTGGTGGCCGAAGACGCGTGAGTTTTTCTACGAGAAAGAAGGCGCTTTAAGCTCACCGTGCAAGGCGTGCATTGAAGAGAAACGCGCAAAGACCAACGCGGTCAAACCGTGTTGCGTACCGGGATGCAATGAGCCGCGCTGCCACTGGCGATTGAGTCGCTGCCGGACACATCAACGCGAGCTTGATCGTAAGCATCACGCAGCGATGAAGGCGAGAAGGGCGGCAAAGGTATGAAGCCGACCATCAGCAATGAGGAAATCTATAGCGAACGATGGGACAAGGCGCGGTTCATGTGCGACTGCTACGGATTCGACGTGCATGAGATCGCCGCCGGATTGGCACACTTCCGCATGGTGAATGCAGAAGCTCGAGCCAAGGCGCTGGCCGCCAAAGCGCTGAACGTGCCGACGGCAGAAGTCCCACCAGCCAATCTGGTGCACTTCAACAGTGTGCGCCAGTACTGGGACGCGAACAAACAACAGTGGACGAAGCCTGAGTTCGTGTACATCGGACGGGCGATGACACATCTCAACCTGAACCTGCCAGCATCGCCGTTTGGCAATCCGTTTCGGATCGACAAGGACAACGACGACGCACGAGCGGACGCCATCGAACTGTACTTGAACTGGATTCAACTACCGGCGCAAAGCCACTTGTTACAGATGGTCGATAGTTTGCGGGGCAAGACGATGGTTTGTTGGTGCAAGCCACGCAGATGCCACGGGGAAGTGCTCATAGAACTGATGCGCAGTAAGCCGAGCTACGCAGCGGGGGAACCTGAATCGGCAGATGCCAGTACCGCGCCGGATTATCAACCGGCATTGCACATGCCAACATTTTAGAAAGGAACGAACATGCAGACCGAGAATCAGAAGCACAACAAGAATGAGATATGCATCAAGCTGTACAACAAGATCGCGGCGTTCATCTTCCAGTTCGGATACGCGCCAAGTATCCGCGAGATGCGCATCATGATGAATAGCAGCACCAATTCGATGATCCACGGGTACTTGAAGGTGCTGAGCGATTGGGGATGGATCGCGATTGAGTCGCAGAAGGCACGCACGCTGCGTTTGACACGGCCTACCGAGATGGATATGTCGCCGGATCAAGGTAAGGCGGCATTTGGCAACGTGGGCGACGCATTCACCGGGCATGATGCCGACACGATCAAGGTGAAGGTGCAGCGCGTAACGATTAGCCAAGAGGTGCATCTGCCGAGGGAACAACGGCGCGTTGAGATGATGCGTGCCATCCGCGCACGGAATGACATCCGCTCGCAGATCAAGCCATATGGGGGCAAATCATGAAGCAGTGCGCATGGATTAGCAGACACCCGCCGTTGAAGGCGCAGCGTGAAAGCCTCGCGGCATATCGCATCCACCAGATCAATCCACCGGGGCGCTTATGGTCGGCAGCCGATGCGGTTGTGCTGGCGCAGAATGTGTGCGGCGGCTGGCCTGATCTGTTCGTAGTGGTGCTGCCGGTGATGATGCTCAAAAACTTTGTTGAGCAGGTTGATGGTCGTGCGCCGGTGCTGCGCTCGGTGGTCAAACCGTGGGAAGACCAGCCGTGGTCGGGACACTGGCACGAAGTCACCAGCGTGCAAATCAACGTGCGTGAGTGGTTCCCGAAAGGACAGGGATGATGGATTACCAAGAGTTTCGCAGTCAATACGAGCTACAGCATCCGTCATCCGTGCCGGTGCTGCGCTACGAACTAAGCGTGTTCCCAACGTGGGTGCGGTGGGCAGTCATGGCGATGTTCGCATCAGCGGCCATCATCAGCGGTGTGCATACCGTGCCCACGGTGTACGCGACCATCGAAGCCAGCAAGGTTGCGCCGTGGGTACATGATGTGGCGGCGCTGTCGTCATTCGTGGCGGTGGAATTAGCGATTCTGCTGAGTGCCTATCTTCTGAAACATAATCCGTGGTTGGGTTGGTTGCTGCTGATTATCACATCGGTGGTGGCAAGCATCGCCAATTTGCAATCATCACTGTCCGCAATGGATGGAAAGGACGACTGGACGCGGGTTGTGGCTGTGACCGTGGGCATCGCTGCACCGCTGATTGTGCTGGCATCCGGCAAGCTACTTGTGAATATCTTTGCTGGCGAGCGGACAGTCAATAGCCGCGCAGAAGAACGTTTCCGTGATGAGTGTCGTCAGTTTGATGCGGAAGTGCTGACAGCGTTTGAGAAGCTGCCCAAAAGCAGAAGGACGCCCGTAACGCTGGCCGCCATGTCCGCAAGTGTCCAGCCACAATTACCGTCCGCGTCCGCCCAACTGTCCGTTGCGGACACGCGGACACACGGACACGGACAAGGTTACGGACGCACCACGGACGCACGCGAGCAGGTGCGGACATACCTGCGCGAGAATCCGGCAGCTATCGCCATGAGTTCACGCCAGTTGGCCGAGATATTGAACGTGGGCAAGACAATCGCAGCGGAAGAGTTGAAGGCTGTCCGCCAATCACAAGCCGGTCAGCCGGTGATTGAACAGGCCGAGGATGTCATCAAGGCGGTGCATGATGGCGAATAGTTTCACGGTGACGTTTGATGACATTGCAGAGGGGCGCGTGCGGTTGTTCAAGGATGGTGTGCATACACGCGATGTGCGTTTCGAAACGTACGGGCAAGCGCTGCGTCATATCGACGAGCTGCGTGATGCCGGATCAAAGCCATTGACACCGACAGCAGAGGCGATTGAAACGCTGCTGCGTACTGCCGAACTGTATCACAAAAAAGCGATGGGTGGCGGCTGATGTACAACCACTTTATCAGGACGCGCACATTGGCATGGTGGCGGCAGTACATGAAGGGTGCGTTCACGATTTATCAGGGGTTGGTCAAACGACCCCTGACCGCAGACGACAAGCGCCGGTTGTTCAAGCGGTTAAAAGTGAATCTGATCGGCGTGACGGGCATCGGCAGCTATCGGACGCTGGCGATGATGGAACATGTGATGGGTGAGTTTGACGACTCGCCCAGTGAGCAAAACGGTATCACATTTTAAGGCTTAACGAGCAAAGGAAACGAACATGGGAACGATGAAACGATTGAGCTTGGCGGTGTTGATGATGGGCTTGCTGATGGTCGGACTCGCACCGGCTGCCGCGCAAGATGGGACGCTGTATGTGTGTCGCGATCCACGGTTTGCGTGGGTGCGGTTAGAGTTCCACAACATCCCGGCTGATTGGCAGGACGCGAACGGGGTTGGATGGTGGTACTTGGCAGACGCTGGCGCGATGTACGGCGATACCCTTGTGGTGGATGCCAAAACCACGATGGATTACCAGTTGGAACAGCTTGGCATCGGCGTGGGCAGCGCGATTGTTGGGACGGGTGACTACAGCGAGTCGTTGGTGGGCAATGCGAACAGTCCGCAATGCGACCCGGCAAAGAGCCCGATTCAGGATGAGGGGTTGGTGATCGTGCTAACCCCCGCGCCAACCACTGAGCCGAACGCGTGTCCGGCGATTGCAATCGACTACGGCAGTATGCAGTGGTACTGCTACACGCCAACCGCCAGCGGGGTGATTCCAGTCCCGCCACCGCCAGCTTCGTAAGCCGATGAGCATAGAGGGAACCTTATGAAGATGACGATTGATAACAATATGGGATGGTGCCCAGTGTGTGGCGAAATGATGACGCCGATTGATTCGGAACTTGTTGTGGGGTATGTCAATGAACATTGGGTATGCAACATCTGCGAAATTGATGTGACGTACGTTTTCCCAAGGGATAACTCTCGATGGGAATCAGAAATCCAAATTGTAATCGAGCCATTTGCTTCGTGATGATCACGAGCGGGAAGGAACTGAGATGGGTGACTATTTAGACAATAACAAACCGATGGGGAAAAACGTTAAGCGGCTTCTTGTTCTTAAGGTTTCTAGGGACGCTATTCCAACAGGCGGTGGATTTGCTGCCGGGATCGAATTCCTACTCAATAAAGAGCGAATGATTGATGTGAATCGCAAAGCAATCGCATGGATTGAAGAAGCATTGGCTGCTGTGAAAGCAACCCCAGACAATTCGTATGGTGATGATGATGAACTGATTGCCCAAGCTATTTTAAACAAACTTGAAGGGTGACCGTCATGACTGACTATACACATGAGATCGTAAAGATTGAACGGACGGCGGCAAAGAGTGGTGCGCCGATGTGGCGATGCCGGACGAGCGATGACCAGAGCGTAAACGTGTTTCAGCATGACAACCCCGAGCGTAACACGGTGGCGTTGATGTTGGGTGCTGGATACACGACGATCGGCAACATGGGCGTGGGTGAGGTGCAGCGCTGGAATGCGTGCCCGATCCGCGTGCAGTTGCTGAAGGATGGCGAGTGGTGGAAGCTGGCGGCAGTCGAGCCACGGCCAGCCGGTGCCGAGCCGGACGCGACGGTAAAGATCAATCCATTGCCATACCGTGAACGGGCTGTACGTCAGGCGAAGGAATTGGTGAGCAAACACAACCTCGTCAACATCATTGACACCGAGTCAACCGGGTTGCAAATGGATGACGAGATGGTGGCAGCCGCGATTGTGTCATCCAAGGGGCGGGTGCTATTCAACGAACTGATGCAACCGGCCAACCCGGACAAGCTGCTGCGACTAGGCAAGGGCGGCATGAAGGCCAGCGATGTGAACGGCATCACGCCGGAAAAGTTGAGCGGCAAGCGATTGGTCGAAGACTGCCTGATGGCGATCAACATGTATCTGGCAGGTCGGGTGCTGGTGGCCTACAACACGTCATTCGATGTGGGGTTATTGGAACGCGAGTGTATGCGCTATGAGCATCCGCTGCCGAATCCGCTGGCAGTGGTGGACGTGGCGCAGATCGTGAGCGAGTTCATGGGTGTGTGGCAGCCGCAGTGGTCATCGTTCAAACGCTTCAAGCTGAGCGAGGCGGTTGATGCGCTCGACGTTGAGGTTGAGGGACATGAGCCACATACGGCGCTGGGTGATGCGCTGACGACGCTGGAAGTGCTGCGCACGATTTCAGAGAACCCGACGATCAAGACGCATGAATTCGGGGCGTGGGCAGAATGACGAGCGGAACCGGTGCCGTGTTAACAACGCGGTAATCAAAACATATTGCATTGGGCGGGGAAACTCGCCCACTAGAAGTTTTAGGGAAGGGAAAATGAAATGTTTCCTTGGACAAATGAAACCCCGGAAGAACGTAGACGCATTCAAGCTGGTCCATTAATTGAAGAGGATGATCAGCAAGTGCGTATTGTGGTTGGCAAAGTAAATGGCGACACATGCATCACTGATGATTGCATTGTCACGATGTTGAAACATTCTCAGCAAGTATCAATTGAGAAAGGCCATTTCGGTGATGACCATTTCATCTTTGAGAACGAGCAGGAAATCAAGGATGTGATAGCAGCATTAAATCGCATGTTGGTATTCATTCGCCAACAAAGGGAAGATAAATGTTAGATCAACCATTTTGGATGACTCGTGAGCCTGACGGCTATCAACTTCAATTTATGGACACTAAAGAATTAGTGGTTCCAGACATATTTGATAGCGAGGAAGATGCGCTGGAACTACTTGATCGACGTATCGAGTTTGGACAGCATCGCGGCGTTGAACTTATTCCTTGGTTTAATGAACCGGATATGCACCCATAGAATCGCGATTGTCAGCAAGTATAGAGGGACAAGTGGCAAACCGAATGAATAATCAAGCGAATATACAGGTGAATGATGAAGCGGGCGTTGACACCAGTTCACCTGAGTTCGGGCGGTGGGTGTCGTGGATGTGGAATGACCCATCACAGCGTAAAGTGGGTTGCATTCTGATGTCAAAGAAGGATCGCGTGTTGGTTGCTTGGTTCAGTGAACAAGCTATGTATGATCAAGTGCGACACCACAAAACATTAGAAGTAGACAATGCTAAAACGGGCTGGTATCTGCGCAACCAATTGACTGATTTAAGCCTAATCGTTTACAAAATGATCGAACAAATGGCGAGGTGAGCCGATGCTGCAACCATTAGAGACAACATACGCCGGAATTATCACACAGATGCCGCTCGCTGAAGGGGCAAGCGGCATTGAAGTACATGGACGCGGGACGTTGTTTGATGCCCAGTGGTACATGCGCAGCTTAAAGGCGACCAAGCTGCGATTTGAGATGGGTGAGCGCACGGTACGCATTAAGCCGCAGATGCTCTTGCTGTACGGCGACGAGCAATCCACACGGTTGAAACGCGCGTTAGACGAGATGGTGTTTGATGATGTGCTGGTGCAGAAGCCGTGGCGGGTTGAGTACGTGGTGCTCGACAGTGGGTTCAGTCACTACCGGCTGTACTATCGCCGTGAACTGGTGGGCATTCGTGACATCACATCACCGAGTCTGATTCCGGCGATCCGGCGAGGGATGGCGGCGTACTTGGCACAGATCGGTTTCAGTGATGCGCGGTATGAGATGGTGCCAGCCGGGGCACGTACCGCACTGGACGACACGAAGCACCGGATACCACCGCTGTTCCTGCTGTTGGGTGAGCGTCGGAAGGGGCGCAAGGTGGATGGCGTGGCCGAGGTGCATAACTTGCTGCCGTATCCGGTGCGGGAATCAGTTGAAATGGAATGAGCGCAAATGACGATTAAGGAACTGCTACAGTAAGCACGTCCCTCTGTGCTCATGCGCAGTTCTTTGTTCCTTCTTCCTGCGCAGCAAAACGACCCGGCCTTACGCAACCGGGTCGTTTTGTATTGTGTGCAAATGAGCCAGCGCCAACTTCTACAATGGCAGCAAGCGACATTGTAGAGGGTATCGTGGCAGCACTTCAACCGTGGCAAAGACAGAAGGATGAATCATTTAAGGCATACGCTGCATTTGTGGCGTACCGCGATTTGGGCGTGGATCGCTCGATTGACAAGGCGTATGCAGCCAAGCGAGCAGCGCAGCAGCAACCAAACGACAAACCTACATCATCAGGCAGGGCATCGCGCTATTGGGCGGAATGGTCAACCCGATACAACTGGGTTGAGCGTGCGATGGCTTACGACGACTATCTGATGCAGAAGCTGGCGGATGACTTTGAATCCAACCTCATCCGGCGGCAACAGCAGGTGCTACGGGAAGGGCTGCGTGATGCTGAAGCACAAATGAAGCTGTTCCTCAAAAAGTTGGGCGCGGCCACGATGTACGACGTGAAAGACCTGTACACGCTGGCACGGCTGCGAACAGAGCTGGATTCGCAAATGCGGCGTGCGCTGAGGATGCCGGTATCCACCACAGATGTGACGAGCGGCGGCGAAACGCTGAAGCCATCACCGGCGATTGAGTTTGTGTGGACAGACATGAACGACAACGGCGGCCATGATACAGATTAAGATGCCGCGTCCGCACACCGGACAGTTCCAGATGCTGGATTGCCTCGCACGTGGAATCAGCGTGGTGGCGTTTTGCGGTCGGCGTTTCGGCAAGACGCAAGTGGCGGTGTATGGCATCCTGCGAGCGGCCACACAGACGGTCGGCCTGTACTGGTGGGTGGGGCTGAGTTGGCGTAGTGCGTCGCTGAAGCGTGCATGGCGACTGCTGAAGATGTACGTGCGGCAAATCTGGCGAGCGTTCGGCGTGAAGAAAGCGGATAAGCATATCCGTGAAGCCGACAAGGAACTGTACCTGCCGAACGGTTCATCTATCTGGCTGCGAACGGCGGAACGTCCTGATTCGTTGGCCGGTGAAGGTATACGCGGCGTGGTGCTGGATGAGTTCTCGCTGATGGAAGAGGTGGTGTGGACTGAGTACATCGAAGCGACGCTACTCGACTACGAGGGGTGGGCGCTCTTCATCGGCGTGCCGAAGGGCGAGAATTGGGCGGCGATGCTATGGCGTCGGGCGCAGACACGTTTGAACTGGAAGGCGCTGCACTTCACGACGTATGACAACCCATTTATGTCACGCGAACGGATTGACGAGATTAAGGCGAACGTCACCGAGGCGCTATTTAACCAAGAATATATGGCTGAGATCACACCGGACGCGGGGGCTGTGTTCCGGGGTGTTCGGCATGTGCTGACCGCGCCGATGAAGCCGGTGCCAGTGGACGGGCGACGATACGTGGCAGGGCTGGATTGGGCGAAGGACAACGATTACACGGTGATGGTGGTGTTCGACGCGGACCGGCGGCAGATGGTGGCGATGGAACGATTCAATCAGGTCAGTTGGTCGCTGCAACGTAAGCGCGTGGTGACGTTACACGAGAAGTGGCACCTGAGTGAAATCTACGCGGAAGCCAACAGCATTGGCGGACCCAACATTGAGGCGCTGCAACAGGAAGGGCTGCCGATGCGTCCGTTCATGACGACGGCACAGAGCAAGACGCCGTTGATTGAGGCGTTGGCACTGGCAATCGAGCGCGAGGACATTAGTTTGCAGGATGAGCCGGTGTTGGTGAGCGAGTTGCAAGCGTACACGATGGAACGGTTGCCGAGCGGCAGCTATCGCTATGGGGCACCGAGCGGGATGCATGACGATACGGTAATTGCAACGGCGCTGGCGTACATGGCGTGCCGACGGTCAGTAATGGAAGTTCTCGTAGGATAAGGTGGTTTACATGGGGCGAGTCAATCGACTGACGAATCGTATTAATCAAAGCGTGCAAGCGTTGGCCCGTCCGATTGCGAGGGATGGGCTGAAAGGGCTGCGCGTGGGGATCGCCAATGTGCTGGTGCCGGGTAAGCAGAACGAACGCGAGAGCCACGGCTATGGCAGTGGTATCTATAGCGGGGCGTATGCGGCGATGGCAGCGGCCTACACCGAACTGCGCGGCGATCCTACCGGCCTTGCATTGCTGGCGGAAACGTCGGAAGTGATCAACAACTGCTTGGCGGTGCGACGTAACGCGATTGCCGGGTTGAAGTGGTCGATTTATCCCAAGGCGGGGAAGCGCGATTCGAACAGCCGAATTGAAAACACATCGTTTCACCGGATGTATGACTATGCCTACACCGAGTATGGTCAAAACATCTTCGACCTGTGGGAACTGTCGCTGAGTGTGCACGGCGAAGTGATGTTCGAGAAGCTCAAATATATGGGGCTGCCGGGTGGGTTGAAGTACCTGAACCGATTGGCGCTGACACCGTTCGTGGCGGGTGGTCAACTGCAACATTACCAGTACAGCGACCAAGGCATGACCAAGAACTTCCTGCCTGATGAGATCATCCGGCATGGATACGCCAACCTGCTGGACGATTTCAGCGGATCAGCGCCGGTGAGTCGGGCGCTGGAAGTGGGCAACATTGACCGTGGCATGAAGAAACATGTGAGGGCTTACTTCCGCAACGGTGCCAAGATCGGCGGCTGGCTGACGTTACGCACGGGCGCAACGCTGTCGCCGGATGAATTCGAGCGGTTGAAAAAGGAATTTAAGGAACATCTAGCGGGACCGGACAACGCGTACAAGTGGGGCTTCCTTCCGGCAGAGCTTGAAGCGAGCAGTTCAGAGAACCAACCATTCGATCATTACCAAGAGTTGGAAGATAGCGATATTGAGCGGATGCATTGGGCGATGCGCGTATCGCCGGTGCTGACGGGCGCTATTTCGGCCAGCGATCCATTGAGCAGCTTGGGTACGTTGGACGCGACGAAGGCGTTCTTCTATGAAAACTTCGTTGAGCCGGAAGCCAAGGCGATTGCTCAGGTGGTCAACACCATCATCCTGCCGTGGCTGTGGATGGATGAGTATGAGTTCGTGTTTGAAGTCGACAGCATCCTCTCGACGATGCGCCAGACCAAAGACAAGAGCGACAAGGCGCAGGCTGAGTTCAAGGCGATGGGACTGAGTTACAACGAGTATCGCCAGCAGCTTGGCTATGATCCAGACCCGGCAATGGACGATCTGTTCTGGTACGAGGGTGTGGGCTTGGTGCCGAAAGCCGAAATACCGAACATCTGGAAGACGAAGCTGGACGCGCAATCCACGATCAACTTCAGCGGATTGAACCCCGGCGTTCAACAAACCGCATTGGCGACCGCTGCGACGATGCCCACCACGCCGACACCGACACCCCCACCACCAGTGACGGGCAAGTCGATGACGATGGCGTTGACGCTGCCGAATCATCCCGACCTGATGGGCTTACAGAACCGCGTGCGCGATTATCTCGGTGATGCGCCGTGTGAGTGGAACGCGCCGGACAGCTACCATGTGACGCTGATCCATGCACCGGCGGCGACTGATGAGCAGATCAAAGCGGTGATGGACGGGCTAGACGCGATTGAACTGCCGGAACTGAATCTACGCGTCGGCAGCCTGAACGCGTTTGAAGGCGTCGGTAAGTATCCGGTTCACTTCCGCATCCGGCAGAACGGCGACCTACGCGCATTGCAGCAGCAACTGTACGACGTGTGCAAGGCGGCAGGCATCGCCATGAGCAGCTTCAGCCAGCCGATGCTATACGTGCCACACATCACGATGGGATACACGCCGACCAAACCGAAGGGCGTGACGTTCCGCAGTAAGTTGGCCGTCGCACCCAAGGCGCTGGAAGTGTGGTCTGATGGCGGTGAGGTGTTGAGCAGCAAGTCATTCGAGGATGATGAGCCGGACGACGATCCACCAGCCGGGAAGGCGCTGCCTGATCTTGACGAGATGATCCTGCCGAGCGCACCGCAAACCGACGCATTAGACGAGCTGCGTGCGTGGGAAAAGAAGGTTGATAAGGCGCGTGCGCGGGGTAAGGCGCTGGCCTCGGTGACGTTCCAGAACTATCTGGTGCGGGACGCGATTGCCGAGGGGATACGGTTGGCACTGGCGGATGTGGCTGCCGACCGTGACAGCATCAAGGCGGTGTTTGAACGGGCGCGGGAACTGGCGAGCTATAAGGCCGTGCAAGCTACAAGAATCGACTTCGAGCTTGAAGTGGAAGACCTGATTGCCCGGGCACGGAATGACGAAGCGACCCGGCAGCAGTTTCGCTCGAAGCTGGCAAGTTTGCTCAACAAGTTCGGCAAGCTGGCCTTCATGGACGGGCTGACCGACGGCGGGTTAGATGAGCCGGTGCTAGACGACGAGGATAAGAGCACGATTGCGCTGATGCTATCCGAGCAGAGCCAGTACGTGAGCGGATTGAGTGACGTGCTGTTCAAGGGCGATGGCATCAGTGACGCTGAAGCGCAGGGCAAACCGGCGATGTGGTGGAACAAGAGCATCGCGCCGTTCTATCAAGCCGGGTTGGCGTCGGCAGACAAGAACGGTATGTACGAATGGGTGTATGGCGACACGGAACACTGTTTCACGTGTCTCACGCTGAACGGCCAACGTCACCGCATGAAAGATTACATCAAGCGCGATCTGGTTCCACAGGGGGACATCCTTGACTGCAAAGGATTCAACTGTAAGTGCAAGTTGGTGCGGGTGAATGGCCGTGAACGTGGTAACTGGTTAGAGGCGGCATAATGCCCAAACTGGTACGCGCTGACATCGTGTTCGATTACGAGCGGACGCAAGAGGTGAAGGATTTCGTTGAGGCGTATCCTGACCTGCTGCAATCAGCAACTGAGAAGCGATTCGACGCCAACATCCGGCCACACTTGCAACGCGAGCTGGCACATGAACCGCGTCCGGCTGTGCGTCCGTGGCCGTTCGTCACCGAGAAGTCGCGCCGGTATTACTTCGCGATGGTGCGCAAGGGTGTCATCAATACGGTGAATGGGCGCTATGTGCGGACACATAACCTGTCGCAAGGCTGGACGATCCGTATTGTTCACAGTGACAACGCGATAGCCATGAGCACGGCGAACAAGATGCGCTATGAGCAGTGGGTGACGGGCAAGCGGCAAGTGCCGGGGCATCAGCAAACGGGATGGATGCTGAGTAAGCAGACGATTGACTTTTGGGTGGTGGCTGCGCGGGAAGAGATCCCGAAAGCGGCTGACGACGTGGTTAAACGCGGCCTATTCTAAGCGAAACACCAGACGCCCCACTGCCGGGGCGTTTTTGATTCCACAGTACTTGCAAATGTGAATCTGGCTGGATTTACGCTGTGCCTAACGACAGATGGTGAGGCGCGGTTATGCAGTCATTAAAGGCACTCAACGACAGCGGACGGGTGGGCGGGTATCTGGTGGTGTGGGGCAATCCACAGCAGCGCGATTTGCAGGGTGAGTACTTCACACCTGAAGCCGAGCTTGGGTTGGATTGGTACAACCAACGGCCAGTGCTGTATCACCACGGGCTAGACGGCACCATGAAGGCGGCTGTCATCGGCAACATTGACACGTTGAAGCCGGATGAGACAGGCGTGTGGGCTGAAGCACAGTTGGACATGCGCAAAACGTATGTGCAGACGGTGTTGAAGCTGGTTGAGAAGGGCATTCTGGGATGGTCATCTGGCAGCCTACCGCACCTTGTAGAAGTCGAGAGCGGCAAGATCAAGCGCTGGCCGATTGTTGAAGGCAGCCTGACCCCGACACCCGCAGAACCCCGCATGACAGGCGTGGGCACCATCAAATCCGCATACGCACAACTCGGACTGGACACGGCACGTTTGCTCTTAGACGCCGCCGATTTAACTGCGCCGGAAAACGGCACGAACCAAGGTGAGAGTTTGAAAGGGCTTTGCGCCAAAGCAAACATATCGCTGGAAGTTGAAGTGAATTTGGACGACAACGACGAGATGGACGAGACCGAGCCAGACGATCTCACAAATCAAACTGACATTAACGAGGTGAAGTCCAACATGGACATGAAACAAGTACTCATGGCGTTCGCACAGCAGCTCGTCGCCGCTGGTGTAACGCTGACGGATCAGCAAGTAGCTGATGCAGTAACCGCAGTCGAGCAAGCGATGGCATCTGATGCGACCGCTAGCGCCGAAGCACCGCAACTCTTGCAGGCTGGCAAGTTCGTTGAGTTGGGCAAGATGGTACAACCCTTCTTTGAGCAGGCGTTGAAACCTGTGCTCGAAGCGACCCAGAAGCGCAACGCGGACATCGCAGCCGCCAGCAAGTCGATGGCCGGTTCGTTCATCGGCGCGGGTGGACAGAGCCAAGTCGGCGGATTCCGTTCGCCGGAAGCGCCAGCCGCCAAGTTCAACCCCATCCCACAGGTGCAACGTTCCAAGTATGACAATGTGTCGCCTGAAGACATGTCGTACCTGCACACCATCCTCAGCGGACGTAAAGAGGGCTTCCGCCCGGATGCCGACTTCGCGCGGTCCATCGCCAACAGGTCGTTGGAACAGGTGAAGAAGAATGAGCTTCACTTCGGTGATGGCGAGCAGGGCGTCGAACGCGCAACCAAGGCCATCAAGAGCATGACCGCGATGGCAGCCATTAAGGCAGACGAACAGTCGTACAGCACCCAAGCCGGTTTCGGTGACGAGTGGGTACCTGATCTGTGGTCTGACCAAATCTGGCTGCGTGCCCGGTTGGATAACGTGATCGCGCCATTGTTCAAGATCTACGAGATGCCCAGCAACCCGTTTGAAGTGCCGGTTGAATCGAGTGACCCGACGGTCTACTTCGTGCCGGAAACCAAGAACGAAACTGACATGACGCTGGCGGCCAGCACCAACCCGACCCCGGACAGCAAGATTGCATCGGGCAAGGTTCAGTTGACCGCGCAGAAGCTCAGCCTACGTGTGGGCTTCAGCACCGAGTTGGTAGAGGACAGCATCATTCCGGTGCTCAGCCAGTACCGCTCGCAAGCTCAACGCGCCATCCTCAACAGCGTCGATTACGTGTTCTTGAACGGCGACACCCAATCCAGCACCACCAACGTCAACTTTGACGGTGGTACACCCACCAGCACTGACCGTTACCTCGCATTCAACGGCTTGCGCCAGATTTTGACCGCCAACGCGGCCAACGCAGTGGACATGGGCGGCGTGAATCCGACACTGGCACAGATCCGCGTGATGCGCTTCACGATTGATCCGGCCAAGATCAGCCCGGAAGACATTGTGTACATCACTGACAGTGGTGTGTACGCCAAGCTCTTGAGCCTCGCCGAGTTCATCACCTTGGACAAGGCCGGACCGATGGCGACCAACATGAAGGGCATGATCGGCCTGATTGACGGCAGCCCGGTACTGCGCAGTGCGGAACTGGCAGCGACCGCGAGCAACGGTAAGGTCAGCAGCACCGGCGGCAACAACGTGAAGGGTTCGATGGTGGCTGTGAACAAGAACAGCTACATCGCTGGCTACCGCCGGAAGATCAACGTCAATGTTGATTACCTGCCGTACTACGACAACTACCAATTGACGGCCAACGTGCGCGTGGCCTTCGCCCGACAGGACACCGACAGCGCAGCCGTGCTGTACAACATTCTCACCAGCTAAGCCTTCAGTGGCTGGCTGAACTTCAGGAACCGCAGGGGGCGCAATGCCCCCTTTGAGCGAGGTAAGCGACCGATGAAAGAACAAATTTCAATTACGCAACCGTTGGTGTTCATCCCGTTTGGGGCAACCAACGTGCCGGACGCAGCGGGTAACGCGTTCGCATCCGAGCCGACATCACTGGAACAGGTGATGCCGTGGGCGGGAAGCATCGTGGGTATTTCGGTGGCGCACAACGCCGCATTGAGTACCGGCACGATCACATGGCAGCCGACCATCAACGGTGTGGCAAACACCAACCTGACCGCTGTGACTGACAGCAGCAATCAGCGTAAGACGGGTGTCATCAACGAAAACAAGGTGCCATTCACTGCCGGACAACGTATCGGTGTAAGCTGGACGAAGACCGGAACCGTCGCACCTACCACCACTGATGTGGCCGTTGGACTGTGGGTACAGCTTGATGAGGTGCGTTCATGATACGCGTCATTCAGGGGTACAGACTGCCGAGCGGCGATGTGATCCAGCCGGGTGTGTACGGTGACGACGATCCACGTTTGAGCGACAAGGCACAGTACTTGTTGGACAACCGTTTCGCAGAGGCGTTTGATGGCGCAGCACCAACGGCGGCTGAAGTGGCACAGGACAGCAATCCGGCCAGCCTGATCCACAGTGTGGGCGCAAGCATGATCCGCGTGTTCCACGGCTACCGGATGCCGAGCGGTGACATGATCGGCGCGGGTGTCTATGACATCACCGACCCGGCACTGTTCGAGCGTGGTCAATATCTGCTGGACAACCGGCACGCGGAAGTGTTCGTGAGCGCTGAGGCTTTCGAACCTGAGCCGGTGATTGTGCCAGATGAAAAGCCTGTTACACCCAACTTGAAACGGTTGAAGGTGGACGACCTGAAGGATATGGCGATTGTTCTTGGATTGGAAGTGCCGGAAGGCGCAACCAAGGATGTGTTGATCGCCATGATTGAGGCGAACGGCAAAGAAGCCGCGAAGGAATAAGCCATGCCTGCACCGCTAACCACGCCGCTCATCAGCATGAGCCAATACACCGAACTTGTGCACAACATCGAGCCGTCTACGCATCTGTTGAAGATGATCGTGAGGGCTAGTGACGCGCTGCAAAACTATTGCGGACGACGCTTCGACGAACGGCGGGATGTGCGACCGTATACGGCGCTGCTGGAAAGCAAAGGTGGTCATCTATTCGATGCATACACGTTGATGCTGGATGACGACCTGAAAAGCGTGAACACGTTGGCGGTCAATGTGCCGTTTGGGGCGACACTCGCCAGCCAAGGGACGGTGATCACCGGGTACAAGGTGCTGGGCTATGCCGGACGCAATTCCGGCGGACGCGAAACGTTGCGGCTGATCCTCGACAGCACGGGCACGAACGTCTTCAACCAGCCGAGCGGCGATCCACATGAGAGCATCTGGATTGACGGGCTGTGGGGATATGACGGGCAGTGGGTGTCGAGCGGGGCGACGTTGAGCGGGGCGATCAATGACAGCGTGGTGGCGTGCGTGGTCAACACGAGCGCAGCACTGGAACGCGGCATGGTCATTAAGATTGACAGCGAGTACCTGTACGTGGAAGCGGTATCCGGCACGGATGTGACCATCAGCCGGGGCTTCAACGGCAGCACAGCGACCAGCCATGCCGACGGCGCAAGCATCAGTTACTGGTACGCGATGGACATGGTGCAAGACCTTGTGGCGCGGCTGGTGCAATGGCGCGGCGAACAGTTGAAGTCACCGACGGCGGGAAGCGTCACGATTGGCGACTTCACGTATCCGGTGGACATGAGCGGGTTACCGAAGGACGTGTTCAAGGCCATCAACGACAGCGGCTTGATGCGTAAAGTGGCACGGTTTAGCGCACTATGACAATACCTGACTTCGAGAAGCTTGTCACTGACCGGCTGTTCCTGATTCTCGACAGCGAGATTGAGGGGCTGAAGACGGTGTTCAAGCATCCACCGGTGTATAGCATCGGCGTGACTGAAACGCCGCTGGCGTATGTGCTGGTGGGGGCGATGGTGAGCGGCATTCCAGCGGACACTGCCGGATCGGTGACGGTGAAACGTCCCTACGTGGTGCGCGTGTTGGGGATGCCCGTACCTGCCAACAGCGAACGTCCGAACAAGGAAGGTAGCAAGGGGCTGGTGGACTTGCTGCCGTTTATCGCGCGGATACGAGACTATCTGATTGAACATCCACGGCTGCAAACATCGAAGCTGGCCGGATTGGCCTACATCTACCAACAGATTGAGTTCACGGATAGCGGTCTATCGGTGGTGCAGCTTGGTGCAGGCGGCATCGAACATTTTGCAATTGATTTCACTCTGACCATTACGATGCGAGCCAGTACCAAGGCGCTCGCGTAGAGAGGCAACAACCATGAAGGGTTACCCAGTAGGGTTTGCACGCGCCATGTGCGGGTTCACGGACGCGAACGGCGTGTTCATCGGTAAGGCGGCGACTCTGACCGCCGGTAGTTCATCCGGCGCGTATGTGCTGGATAACGTCAAGACGGCGGCTTTGTCAGTGGTGGCGGAAACCGCGCTACAGATCCAAGGCGGCGACCGCATCAAGGGCATCATCACCTTCGGGCAGCCGCGTATGCAGGCGTTCGATTTGACGGTGAGCGATCTTGACACCGATTTGATTGCATTGATCACACAGTCAACGCCAAACACGACCAACACCAAGCGTGTGAAGTATGGCTACAACCCGAACCGCGCGTTCCCGCAGGTAATGTTCTGGGCGCTGCAACAGCGCTATGTGTTGGATGACGGCATCGGCACTGAGAAGGTGATCACCACTTACTTCCCGCGTGCCGAAACCATGATTAAGCGTGGGCAGTATCAATTCCGTGGCGAGTCGGATTCTGTGATCCGCATCACACCGAAGACGGTCAGTAAGTCGCATACCGGGCAGAGCTTCGGCAGCGGCGCGAACAATCTGGCGTTTGGCTTCGAGCAGGATAAGGCTGACTACTACGAAGTGGCGACCGATTACCCTGTGCACCTGATGGCTTACAAGCGGCCTGATGCGTTGACGGCGACCTTCAACAGCGACTACAAGCCGGTGTCAAACGTCATCACTTTGAACGCGACGGGCAACGAATTTATAGCGGCAGGTGTACCGACGGCACTCACCAGCTTCAGCACCACCACCAACGCGGCTGTGATCCCTGCTGGTGGCGCAGCGAACGATGTGTGCGTGTTGGAATATGAAACCAATTATGTCCCGTAAGAGGTTCAACTAGCTAACGAGGTAACTGGCACATGGGAACGATTGTGTTGAAGGCTGATGATCCACGTTTGGGCAAGCTGGCCGCAGATGGCGAACGGCAATGGCCCGCGCAGGACATCAACGGGCAGGTGGGCTATGACAAGGGCTTTTGCGACCGGCAGTACTGGAAGCAAGGCGAGGTGACTTACTTCGTGGTGGTGCATCCGCGAAACGTCATCGAGGACGCGCGTTACTCGGTCGAAGTCATTCCGGCGGACGTACCGCAAGTGAGCGAAATCGTCCTCGATGAGCCGACTGTTGAAGCAACGCCGGTTAAGAAGGGCAAGTAATGCCAAACGCACGTAACACCGGACACCGCATCCGCAGCGGGTTACAGACGGCAGCCGCGATGACATCCACGTATGAGGTGGAATCACTGCCGGTGCAGAGTGATCAGCCGGATGCTGACGCGTGGACGATTGCTGGGGATGGCACGACGCCACCCCGTCCGGCGCGGGTGATCGTCAACGCAGACCTGAGCGTGAGCGCTGATGGCTTCCTTGAGTTCGAGTGGCGCATGAGCTACATGAGCTTCGGGATGCTGGATTATTGGCTGACGACGTTCCTGCCGAGCGGTGTGCAGGACGCGGACGTTACGGTGATGACCTACAACGAGCGTGATGTGGCGATGTATGTGCAGTGCAAGATGCGTAAGCCGGTGTTCCCAAGCGCAGACGCGCAGGTTGTACCGGGTGGATGGGGCAATGTGATCTGGCGATTTAAGAAGGGCGTAGAGGTGACATGATGGATTACACGTTTAATGGCGCGGTTGAGTGGACGATTATCCCGCAATCGCTTGGCACGGATTTGGAAGCGCTGGCACTTGAGAAACAGATCCTCGAAGCGGGGAATGTCGAAGCGAACGCCAAGAGCTTCGTGGGCGAACTGACGGTGTTCCTGAGCACGACACGCGGTGTGAAGGTGGCACGAACCGCGCCGGATGCTGTGAAGAGTCTGGTGGTGCTGGTGGGCAAGTATAAGTCACTGCCGGTTGACGAGGTGTGGGCGCTATATGCGGGGCTGCCGAACAAGCTGGTGGACGCATGGCGCGAGGCATGGAAGGCCAACCAAGTGTTGTTTCCGGTGGATGTGGCGCAACTGCCGACGGATGCGCTGACAGATGCGCAGGCTGAAGAGGCGAGCGACGCAACCAGCCCTTTAGCCGGATACGCCGCGATTTCGCACTCAGACTCTTAGACGACGTTCGGCGTTACCACCACGGGGCGAGCGACCAAGAGCGCGCCAAGCCGCCAGCACAAGACGGGTTCTATCATCCGTACGAGCTGGTGAAACTCGGTTGGCACGAGTGGAAGGAAACCGGAAGGATGCCGAACCCGGCAGAGTTGGCGATCCGTGTGCCAAGCCGATGGCGTGACGACCTTTACACGTTTGACGAGGCGGTTGAGCGTTCACGACCGCAAAAAGATGGAAATGAGCAGCGCTGATGCCTGAGAATGAAATCGCCCTACGCATAAAATTCCAATCAGAAGGTGGTCAGCAAGTCGTCCAGAATGTGGACGCGCTGGCCGCTTCGGCTGAACAGGTCAAGACCAACTTCACACAGGCGGATGAGTCGGCAGTGAAGCTGGGCACGACGGCCACACAGATTGCATCCGGCGAGTTAGTCGAGAGCACTAACAAGCTGCAAACGGCAATCGGTGGGCTACAGACCGGATTGCGGACAGTTGGACTTGGGGCGGTAGGTGAGAAGCTACAAGGCTTAATGGGACTTGGTAGCGCGATTAAGGACATTGGCGAGCAGGCAGGCATCACCAACGCGATCACGTCAATGCTACCAGCGGGGTTGGGTGCGACGGCTGCCGGATTCGCGGCTGTGGCGCTGCCGGTTGCTGCAGTAACGCTGGCACTGGCACCGCTGGCGATTGCGCTGAAGCTGGTGAAAGATCGGTCTGACGCGGCGGCGGCATCGGCTGAAGCTGTGGCAAAGATGGCCGGAACGCAAGGCGACATCGTTGCGGAAGTCGATAGCGTGGTGCGCAAGAACGATAAGCAGGGTGCGCTCGACTTATTAATTAAGGCACAAGATCAGTTCCAAGAGGGGCAAGCCAAGATTGCCTACTTGCAGTCTCAAATGCTAGGGGCTGACGAGGAAACCGCCAAGAAACTGCAAGAACAGATTGACGCGATCCAGATCGATAAGATGGGATCGGCGGCCTTCGCCATGCAGCAGCTTAACGACGCCTTTCCTAAATTGGGCATCACGGCCAATGATGTGATGCTGGCGATCAACAAGGCGAATAACAACTTCACAGAGTCAGACAAGGAATTCGCCAAGTCTGCTGATGAAGCCGCCGAAGCACTCAAAAAGCAAACTGAAGCTAATGAGGCAGCGGCCAAAAAGTTCGCCGATAACATGAAAGAACTTGGTGCAAACACCACCAAGATTCTCGACCTCGAAGCCAAACGATCCGCGCAGATTGCCGACCGCGTACTGACCGACAGTCGCAACGCTGAGGTTGCTGCACTGGAATCTAAGATCAAAGACGCCGAACAACGGGAATCGGCACAGGCCACGCAGAACAAGATCACCCAGATTCGCGAAGAGGGTGGACAGGCTGAAGCGCAAGCTGCACAGAAGACACGCGCACGGATTGACGACATCAACCGCAGCTTCATGGACAACGAACTGAAGGCGCTGGAAACCTATCGCAAGAATGAAGAGCGTGCAACGCAGGATTACAGCAAGAACCGCGTGCGCAAGCTGGCAGACCTGTACGATGATCTGACCGATTTAGCGGCGAAGGGCGATGTGGCGGCGTTCGTGAATGCCCGGAAGGCCGGATTGAAAGACATCAGCCGGGGCGATGAGGATTTCGGCGACGCGGCAGCTCGTAGACGGCAGGATTATGAGGATCAGCGCAAGGCTGCACAGGAAGCACGCGACAAGCAAATTCAGGACGTGATTCGCAGCGCACAGGAAGAGTCAGCCGCACGACAGGTGCAACTGATGGCACGCATCAAACAGGAAGAGGCGGCAGGAAAGACACAGTTGACGCAATCGCAGAAGCTGCAGAACGATCTGGCGGCATTGCGCAAACGATACGCGGATGCTGATCTGGCGGCCAAGCGGCAAGCTGAGGACAACGCCTATGAAATCACCATCAACGGGCTGCGACGGCGACAAGCTGAGTTGGGCGCGTCGGTGGTGGCGACCTTCACCCCGGCAGTGAACACCATCAACATGTTGGGCGGTGCGATTGCGTCGCTGATCAACAAGGCGAAGGCGGCGATTGGCGGCGGGGGTTCGAGCGCGAGCGCATCCACAGGGCGGATTGCAGCCGGTGGTAGTGGCGGCAACTTCGCATCAGGGCGCGGCGGGGCGTCGGTCAACGTAGCGAGTAACTATATGCCAGCGACGAGCGGCGGCGGGACGGTGGTGAATGTGTACGCCAACGTGGGCGAACTGGTGACACTATCGCAACTCAACACACAGGTCAATGAAATTATTCACGGCGTTCGATTGGCGGTAACAGGCTAATGGCTGTCGCACCTGCACTCACATCACCTGAAATTGCCGCGCTGGCCGGAATCGGAACGGTCACGCGCTATTTGAGTCCTGTACCGGATGCGACGGTGGCAACGGCACTCGTCAACCAAGTCACGTTCACCTATCCGATTTTCGCGCTGACGGTGGATACCACATCCGGCGGGTGGTCAAACATCCGCGAAGGTATGACGGTCTATGTGGGCAGCACGCCGGGTGGGCGCGAGCGGGGCGTGTACCGGGTACGCAAGGCCGGAAACTCGACCACGATTTACATCGGTGAGATGGGCAGCCAAGATCCCGGACAACTGCCGGTTGACATCCGCAACGCGTCGATTGCCAACAACGATTATGTGACGGTGGTGGAACGCTTCGATATTTGGGCGGTCATCCCGCGCATTGTGGTGACGAGTCCGACTGTCGCCACGATCTACGAGGACTATGACAAGACGGTTGGGACGCTGAACACGACACCGCCACCGATTGTCAACGTGACGGTGAATGGCCGGCAAAACCATCTGGCGGCGTACATTAACGCGGCGACGCTGGCGATTTCGGCAACGGCAAGCGTGACCAAGTGGCCGACGAGCGGGGCGTCATCACTGACGTATGCGTGGACGGTTCCGGCGGGATGGACGGGCGTGAGTGGCGATACAACCGATACCTTGACGGCAACCGCCCCCGCAGGTAACTACGTGTTAAGGCTTACGGTGACGGACAGCGTCGGCGGGGCGACTGAACGGGTGATGGTGGTAAATGTCCACAGCGCGGCGACTAATCCACCGCTGACGATTAGCGGAATGCCGGCCAGTGACAACCGTGATCGGGCGGGACGGCGCATGAGCTTCGACCTGTACGATGACCATCTGACATCACTGGTTGATGGCGCGATGCTGATGTACTTTGAGGTGGCGACGTGGAACGGGACGGATGTGCCGACGGCTTCACGTCAGTTCGTGGGATGGGTGCAACGTCAGCAGCGGGACGGTGAAGCGGGGCTGAGGCAAGCCAGCATTGACCTTGTGGGACCGGCGGGGATGCTGGATAAGTTGGGCGGTACGTCGCAGATCATCAAGTCGGTGGCGAGTCCGGCGAATTGGCAAGAGTGCGTGGCATCGCTGGCATCGGCTACGTTTATGACGTGGTACATGCTGAAGTATCGGGCGGCGAACGTGCTGAGGCTGTTCGATTTCAATTCGTTCAGTGTGACGGCCACCGGACAGCGCAAGCCGGAATGGATCATCGACAAGGGCAGCTTGTTTCAGCAGATGCAGAGCTTGGCGACCGAGCGGGGAAACTTTGGCGCGAACAGTGAAGGCAGCCTATTCTTCCTGCGGCATCCGTCACTGGTGAACTATGCCGACCGTGGCACGAGCGTCGTCACACGCGACAGTTTGGACGCGAGCTTATATAGCAATGCGAGCTTGGGCGTCGAGCAGCGCATGAACACGCAGCAAGTGCGCGGTGAAGCCTTCAGTTGGGATGGATCGGCAGCGCTGCCCACACCGTACTATGCCGATGCACCGAAATCGGTGGGGCAAGGCAGCAACCAAGCCAAGCTACCGTCACAGGTGGTGGCGAGCCAAGCCGAGTTGAACCAGATCACCGGCGATCAGTACGCACGACTGAACAATCCCTACAGTTCATTCAGTGTGGTGATCAACAAGAACCGCGATGTGTACGAACCGGCAGAGATGGCATTCGTGAGCGTGACCATTCCGGTGTATCTGTCGCCGACGGACGTGGCGATCACACTGAAGGGTGTGCTGGTGGGGTTGAGCAAGCGGCATAACGATGACGGCACGAGCGACATCGAACTGACGTTGGAAGCCGAGACACACGGCCTCGCAGCGGATTATGTGGCGGTTCCGGCGGGTAACACGACTGTGTATGTGCCACCGTATGTGCCGAGCGGGACGGATACGCTGCCACCGTTGAGCGTGGGTGACATCACAATTCCATCATCGGTGTTCCCGACTGATCCAGTGAGCACCGCGCCGAGTGTCGTGCCGGGGCGTGCGGCCATTTACAACACGGCGACGGCAGCCTATAGGACGTATGACATCCGACCAAGTGCACCGACGTGGGACGATGTAGGCGCGCCGAGCTGGTTCACGACCATTTCCATGATGGTGATGGACGAGGGCAAGGCGTTCAGTCGTGGCGCGTATATTTTGGGGAATGACGGCACCGACAGCCGGGTAGCCTACACCACAGATGTGTTCGAGACTGTGCCCGTGTGGACGTTGCAGCCGGTCATATCGGGACTGTTCAGCATCATCAAGTCAGTGAGAGGGATACCGGGTGCGATCTTCGTGGCTGGTAGCGCCACCGCGCCATCATCCACGACAACGCGACTCGACCTGACGATCAGTAACTATGGGGGCACTGTTCCGGCGGCATCAGGAACGGCCATTCATGGGTACGGTTCATTCGGTGGCACTGGCCTGCACTCATCGACCATCGCGAACGGATCGGGCAGCTACTTCGCGGCGGCAGGCGGCATGGCCGGATATAACCATGTGTCGTCGGTCAACATCCATACGACGCTATCGGTGCAGAGCAATGAAATATCCATTTCGGACGCTCTCGGCAACAACAAGAACAATTTCGGGCTGAATAACCCTGACAGTGAAGGGGTGGACGGCACGGGATACTACATGCAGTTCAACACGTCGGATTGGAACTTCTCGACGTTTGACATCTATCTGTCGCATACGGCGCAATTTTCGGTGGATTGGATTGACCTCACACACTCAACACCGCCGAGCGGAAACGTTAGTAGCCGATACAGTACCGATGGTGGTGCCACGTTCGGCAGTGCGCAGATTGTTGATCCGCTGACAGGCTATCCGGGCTTCGATGCCGGTCCACGCGGGATTGCTGCGCTGGCGGGTGGTGATCAGCGTGTGCGGACATCACTGGCAGGCACTGCGTATGCTAACACGGTCAACGGTGGGGCGAGCGGCAGCTATCCGATTAGCGTGTGCGTGCCGGATTACCAGATCGGTTCAATCTCTAAAACTAACAAGCCGGATGATCCACACTTCCTGTTTGCTGCACCGGCGTTGATTGCCAGTCACGCGCTGTGGAAGGTGACGCTTGCAGGTAAGAACGGCATTACCCCAAGTGTGAGCGGCAACGCGGGGTTGGGTGTGTCGCCGTTGGGGTTGGACGCGTGGAAGGGCAAGCGCTTCATGTACATCGGGGATGCGAGCGGGACACGTTACCTGTTCGTGACCAAGGATACGGGCGTGACGTGGACCTACACCGCGATGGCAGCCGTCGAGTCGGTACGCATCCGGCGGTACTCAACGAACGGCTACGAAGCGATTGCGGCGGGTATCAATGAACTGAAGTACACAGCCAACGGCGGGGTGAGCTGGTCAACTAAGACCGCCAGCGGATCAAATTTGTTTGCACAGATTTTCGGATAAGACAGCATGATTAACCGTGATGACATCGCGAAACAGATCCAACCGGCGCTGGGGCAGCTTGGCGAACGACCAGCCGGATATGCCCGTTTGGGACGTGGCGACCGCAGCGGCGTGATCGTCAAGGACTTTGCATACCGGACGGTGTATTATTACAACGAAGGGCAGCCGACGGCCTTCGCGCCGCTCTCGACGAATGTGAACATCACGGCGATCAATAACGTGGGGTTTGAGGGCGTGCGGGTGCGGTTGGGGTATCCAAACTACAACCCGTCGGTGCTGCATGTGTTGGGACTGGACAGTGGCGAAGGTTTGGACGCGGTGGGCGGATTGACACCGGCTGAGCAGCTCGTCACCAAGGCGCAGTATCCCGACGTGGGAAGCCTGATCAACTTCCGGCTATCACCCAACAATCCGATAGACACGACCGTGTTTGTGAACGGCGGATTCTATTATGACGACACGGGCGCGTTGCAGTATTTTGGCGGCGATTCGATAGACCTCGCGGCGACGATTGCAGCACTGGCGAGCGGTGAACATCAGATGGCGGTGATCGCGCTGAACGTGAGCACGGGCGATCTGGGCATCGTGGTGAACACGGCGGCCACTGGCACGGACAAGGAACTATTTGATCAGGTGACGATCATCGACATGACGTATGACACCTACGACCTCGCGAAAGGCGCGGTGCATCTGTACTACGGGCAAACGAGCGTCGTCGAGGATGACATCTACCGGCTGTTTGATCCGCGTGTGCTGTTCACTCGACCGGGTGCAGGTGGTGGCGGTGGGGGTGACATTCTCATCCCCATCAAACGTAGTTGGTTCGGGATATAGGGGGGCATTGTGAAGTTACTCGTCTTAGACGCAACCAATAAGAGCATCACAGCGGTTATGAGTGGCGCACCAGCGACCACACAGCCGGACTTTGTGACGACCTATGCCGACTCGACATCAACGGCATTCACCGAAGCACCCAACGATGGCACGTTGAACGGGACTACGCCGGTCACTATTGTGGCATCGCCGGGGTCATCAACGCGGCGGGTGGTGAAGGACATTGTGATTTTCAACCGTGATTCGGCAGCCGTCACGATTGACATCAACTTTGTGAATGGGGCGAATACGCGGCGCATCTGGCACGGCACGTTGCAAGCCGATGAAAGTATGACGATTGACGGGGTATACGACTCAAACGGACTGCTGAAGAGTGCTTCAAGCGGCGTCATCTCGACAGCGTTGGGTGGAACCGGACAAGACTTCAGCGCAGATTCAGGCGTGATCCTATTGACAGCAGGTGTTTCGTCGGCGCTCGCAACCACAGGCAGCGGCAACGCCGTACGTGCGACAAATCCGGCGATGAACATTGCATCCGGCTCACTGGTGCTACCTGCTACTGCGTCGGCACTGGCGGCCACAGAAGGCGCTACCAAGTGGGATACTACGCTGAAGCAAGCGGTGGTTTATGACGGTGCACGTGAGCGCACGGTGTCGCCGATTGGGTATCAGCCATTCGCGCATCCGCTCAACTATGTCTACAACTCATCCTATACCACCGCTTTGGCACTGGCTGCAAATGGCGGCTCGGTCATCATGCCGGTTTTGCTACATGCCAGCATGTTGTTGGAAAGCGTGTCTATCGTTAGTACCGATACGACGCTGCCCAGATCGTGGGGATGGGATTTATACGTCGATCGTTCTAACGGTAGCAATTCAGTCAATAGAGTTGCCAATTCAAGTGCCGATGACTCGTTTACAGCTAGCGCTCAATCGGTGCGTACGATCACCGCAGCAAGTAACCCTGTTTATTTATCGCCGGGTGTTTATTGGTTGGTCATCCAAGGCAGACATGCTACTAACACTATGGGCATAGGTACTCAGGCTGGAAGTGGTACGACAAACTTCACATCTATCAAAACAAAAACGACCACAAACCCCAACGGCTCAACACTCGACATTATCGCGGCTACATGGGCAACCAGTACCGCAACTGTGGCTACAAAGTTGAACGGACGTGTAGCAGCGAATACCATTGCATGGTAATCCGACACGCGCAAATGTGATTTTCAAAGTGTTTACCCTGAACCTAGACCTCTATTTCAAATGGGCGAAGGGTAAACGCAATGGCAGGGAACCTAACTGATTACACTGAAGCGAAAATTCTGGACGAGCTGTTGGGCGCAACGGCGTTCGGCGCACCGGCAACGCTGTACTACGGACTAATCACCCCCAACAAGGGCAAGTGGACAGCGACCACCGTTTACGCACTGAACGATTATGTCATCCCCTCGGCATCGTTCAACGGGCGGCTGTACAAGGCGACCACCGGCGGCACGAGCGGCGGTAGTGAACCGACATGGCCGACGACCACCGGCGGTACTGTGGTGGACGGTTCGGTCACATGGACCGAGCAGACGGCGGCGCTTGAAGGCGGAACCGCGCCGGAAGTCAGCGGTGCGAGCTATGCACGTGTGGCGATCACCAACAACACGACCAACTATCCGGCGGGTAGCCAAGTCAGCGGTGTGTACAGCAAGAACCATCCGTTGATCACCTTCCCGACGCCGAGCGGCGCATGGGGCTGGATCAGCCATGCGTTCATCGCGGATGCGGTCAGCGCGGGTAATCAGTTGATGTGGTGGGACTTGACCGTACCTTTGCAGGTGTTGAGCAGTGCTACGCCGTTCTCATTCCCGGCCAACAACGTGGTGAGTACGCTGAGCTAACCATGCCACAAACCGTATTCAACTACGCAAAGAAGCAACTGTTCGATATGCAATTCGAGCAGTTCAGTTACGTGGTAGATGGGCAAGGCTACACATGGTCAGCGAACCGCCTGGCAGTGTGGCTGTGCTTGCTGCTGCTGCCGATCAGCGAATGGCTGGCGTTCGTCGTGTTTGTGTTGTTTTTGAGGAAGGTCTAGCCGATGGTCACTAAGAACTTATATATCAACGGCGACGGGTTCACGATTGACGTGGACTACGACGAGAATGCGCTGACCATCCTCGCGATTCATCTCAACAATAACTCAGAGCGGGATTACACGGTGAATGCGACGGCTACATCTAACGGGCGCAGCTACAGCCTGACCGTGCCAGCACAGACGACCATTGACCAAGCCATTCCGCAGGGGGCAGCAACCAAGTTGGGTATAACGGTCAATGCCAACGGACGATTCGATGGCGTTGAGTTCGTCGTGACCTAACCATGCCATGGACGCTGCGCAATACAGCAACCGCCGGTAACAGCAGCGGCGCGGGGTTATCTGTGCCGATGCCTGCCGGTGTGACAACCGGTGACCTGTTGGTGATCGCTGCTTATCTAGAAGCCGACACAAACACGTGGGCAACCCCCCCGAGCGGTTACACGCTGGCGCAATCCGGCGCGAATACAGGCGCATTCAATCTATCGCTGTGGTGGAAGATTGCCGGGGCGAGTGAAGCGGCGCAAACCATCACACCAGCATCCAGCAATTGGCGCACGGCCATTTCGGCGTGTTGGTCAGGTGGCAGCGGCAGTGGCAGCTTCGTGGATGTGGCGGGCAGCATCGGGCAGGGTGACTCGGTTCTTGTGTCGGCGCAGGATGCCCCCAGCATCACGACACTAACGGCGAACGATTTACTGGTGTGGGTGTACGGCAACTTCAGCGGAACGAATGTGGCGAGTATTGCTGGCGCGGCTAATTCGCTGGCGGTGAGTTTCGGCGGTCTGACAATTGGATACGCCAACCTCGGGGCAGCCGGGGCAACCGGAACGACCGAACCTAATACGGGACCCGGAACGGATACCTACGCGGCCTTCCACGTGGGCTTTCTGCTGACGGGGGCGGGTGGTGGCGGTGGTGGCGGGGTGATCAGTGAAGCTCGTCAACCGCGCGGTATGGAACGCGGCTATGGAAGAGGATATGTATGAGTACCTTTTTGAAAAAGTACGGCGGGGCGTTCACGGTGCCGTTGCCGCTGGTTAAGGCTGGCGCTACTGATTTCGCAGCATCCGGCGATTACACGTATGCGGCGGGTGACATCAAGATTATCAAGGATGGTGGGGCGGCAGCGAACCCAACCAACTCACCCTCGTCGGCAGTGGTGGGCAATACGACACGCTGGACGCTGGCATTGACCGCAACCGAGATGCAAGCCGGATTGGTTGAAATCTGGATCGCGGATGCTACCACCAAGTCGATTCAGGATAGCGTCATCACTATCCAGACATTCGGGGCGGGGGTGGGCGATCTTGACCTGTACGAGTGGGCAGACGCCAAGCTGCGACGCGGTGTGTCGAACATTGAATCGGTGGCCGATGCTGACTCGGAAGCCGATGCCATACTGTCACTGCTTAGTAGCGAGTACATCAGCAGTGTGTTGTTTCGTATTTATCGCAGTGATGGCGTCACCACACACAGGGATAAAACCATCGTATCGGCTGGCAGCGGCAATGTCATCACGAAGGTTACATAAGGGTAAAATATGGCTATTTCAACAAACGACCAGCGCATTGCTGCCGCGCGGCAACTGGCAATATTACTGAGGACGGCAGCCGCAACCAGCATTGCGAACACGCCGTTCACGACACTTGACCTTGCAGGTAATCCGGGCGCCGGTTCGTTGGCGATTGGTAACACGGCCAACGGTGTCGTGCCGACGGATGCGACAGCTGGCTATCCCGTGCTGAGAGCGTTCGGTGGTGGTAACACCGGGTATCTCGACAATATCCAGTGGGGGAACACGGTTGCAGGCCGCTTGATCCTCTATGACCGATTGTTTAACTCAGGCAGCCATGCGCTAACGCCAACCGGCACGGTCAACTTATCGGCACAGCCATCGTATTCGGGGCGTTTGCCGGGTACGGCGTATGAAGGCTTAGAAATCTTCCTCGAAATCAACACGGTGGTGGCGGCCAGTGCTGTGACTGTCGCGGTCAACTATACCAATGAAGCCGGGACAACTGGACGTAGTACAGGTGCATCTGCGTCGCTATCAGCATTCACGACTCGCCGCTTGATCCCAATGCCATTGCAAGCGGGTGACAAAGGCGTGCAGAAGATTGAAGGGTTCACCATCGGCGGTACAGCAGCGGCCACTGGCAACTTCAACATCGTGGTAGCACGACGCTTATGGTCGAACCGTGTACGTGCGGCAAACGACGGGGGCATGGATGCCGGGTCACTGACACCCAACCGCATCATTTACGAAACATCGGCTTTATGGTTGGTGGTGCAACCAGACAGCACCAGCACGGGATTACCTGAGTTGTTACTGAACATCATTAACGGCTAATCGCGAGAGATCATGGCCAACCATATTAATGACGAGTGGGGCAAACTACTTGACATTCCGGTGCAAGAAAGCCCCGGTGATGGTTGGCCGCGCCTGTTTGAAGTCGATTATTTTGACACAGCTACGCTACCAGCACGGCACTTGCCGCTTGGGGGTGTACTAGGACGGGCTGCCGTCCCAACGTCGGCAGGGGTGACCGGCGCGGGTACGGTCAGCGCGAGCGAATCCAACACGGGCGCGGGGCAAGTCGCACTACAGGGCGCGGGAACAGTCAGCATTGTTTCGGGCGTGAGCGGTGCGGGACAGGTTTCCCAACAAGGCGCTGGCAGTGTAACAGGCGTCGAGAGTAACACCGGGGCGGGACGCATCACACTGAGTGGTGCAGGGACGGTCACAGCAACCGAATCCAACAGCGGCGCGGGAATCATCAGCCTCAGCGGTGCGGGAAGCGTGGCGGCTGCCGAGTCCAACACGGGCGCGGGGCAGATCAGCCTATCCGGCGCGGGGAACGTTGCATCAGTCGAGAGCAACACTGGCGCGGGGAATGTGGCGCTGCAAGGTGCGGGAAGCATCGGCGCGGCCTTCAGCGTGAGTGGCGCGGGGGAAATCGGGGCGGCGTTGACGGGCGCGGGAAGTGTGGCGGCTGCCGAGTCCAACAGCGGCGCGGGACAGGTTGCCCAGCAAGGCGCGGGGACGGTTGCAGGCGTCGAGAGCAACACCGGGGCGGGACGCATCAGCCTGAATGGTGCAGGCAACGTCACTGACGTTGAGATCAACACGGGCGCGGGGCAACTGTCACTGAATGGTGCGGGAAGCATCGCGGCGACGGAAAGCACGTCCGGCGCGGGGTTGGTGGCACTGCAAGGTGCAGGCACTATCACCGTAGTCTTCAATGCCAGCGGTGGCGGTCAATTGGGCAGCGCGGTGGCTGGTGCGGGTACGGTCAATGCGATTGAGAGTAACAGCGCCAGCGGACACGTTGATCTGGGTGGCGCGGGATCTGTCAACGCGACTGAAAGCACATCCGGCGCGGGGCGTGTGACGCTCAACGGTGCGGGTACGGTCACGGATGCCGAGAGCAACACGGGCAGCGGACGACTGAGCCTATCCGGCGCGGGAACGGTCACGGATAGCGAAAGCAACACGGGCGCGGGGCGTGTGTCGCTGCAAGGATCGGGAACGGTCAATGCGGCGTTCACGGTGGGCGGTGCGGGACAGGTCAACAGCGGGTTGGCAGGCGCGGGTGTCGTCAACACGACATCATCCACCACAGCGAGCGGACGTGTGCCACTGCAAGGCGCTGGAACCGTCGCAGCTACCGAGTCCAACACGGGCGCGGGGCAACTGGGCAGCGGACGGATTAGCGTGGTGCTGGTGTCATATGGACCGGTGGGCAGCGTGACGGTCAGCCGGATCGGCGGCAGTGTGGACGTTGAGCAAATCATGAGCGGCAGCGTGAAGGCCAGCCGGATCGGCGGCAGTGCGGACGTTGAGCAAATCATCAGCGGCAGTGTGACTGCCAGACAGGACAGACCATGACAGGCATATCATTGGTGGTGACATATGTCGCTAAGCACACCTATGCATATCAGTTCACATTCACGGATGAGACCACCGGCAACAAGGTTGATCCGAGCGCGATCACGTTTGAGGCGTGGCGTGAGGTGAATGGTCGCTTCCAGTTACAGGACACGAAGGTGATCGGGGATGCGACGCATGACGGCTTGGGAATCTACACGTTCAAGTATGACCATCCCAAAGGTGGCACGTACAGGATGGCGATCAATGCGCCGAGCAGCGGTCAATACTTCGCGTTTGAGGTGGAAGTCATCATCACGCCGTCGGTGCGCGAACAGTGACAAATGTCATATAGCAAATCGTTACACTACATCGAAAACCGGCAACTGAAGAGGATCGTATGAATCATTGGTTTATCGCCCAAGTCCAAGGTCCACAAATTAATGTTATTGACGCGATATTCAGGGGGGTGGCGGACAATCCATCTCTGGTGACGCTGGCAGTCGCCTTGCTGGTTTTTTACTTCGGCACACGGGCGATCCGTGACGAGCTGCGACAAAGCCGGGTGATGTTGAACTCGGCGCAAGAGTCTATGAACAAATCACAGCGCGAGTCCAATGAGCAAGAGAACAAGGCGCTGGACATGGCGACGAATGCCATCAACAAGATGGACAGGGTAGCCGACTCGATTGCGGACATGGCGCAATCCATGCGTGAAGCGTCATCCAATTATTTCGCATCGGCACAACTGAACACAGACGCGCACGTCAAGACCACTAACATGCTGATTGACCGCATCGCGGCGATGGACAAGCAACGGGCTGAGGATGAGATCTACAGCAACGGTAAGCTGCTGGTGCAAATTGACGAGCAACTGAACCAGCACAAGGCCGACGTGGCGACGCTGGTGGGTACTATCCTGCACGACGCGAGCTTGATGCACGAGGCGACGCGCACGGTCGTGACCGAGAAAAACCAAGAACTGATCGCCGCGCTGCATTTATCCACCCCTACTGACAAATCCAACTCTACAACCGAATAAGGTATTGATGAACGCCGTTGAGAACCGCGCGGTGTATGACCAGTTCGTCCAGATGGCCGGTGAGGTGTACATCGTTGCACACGCGACCGGAATGCTCGAACTGAGCGATATTGCGTTCGGGCTGCTCGACATCGGCGATACCTATTTACAAGCGAGTATGGAACTCGAACGAAAGGAACGACTCATGCAACTACGTAGTTACTTCATAGGCATTCTCATCCTGATGGCGCTGCTGTTGGGCGTGATGGCGGTATCCGCACAGGACGCCACACCCATCCCGCCGACGTTGGGACCGATCATCACACCTGAGCCGACGCTTGAACCGGCAACCCCACCGTTGGATGTTATCCCGGTTGAGAAGGCCGGATATGAGCTGCTGGCAGTCATCATCGCCATCATCGGATCAGTTGCAAGCGCACCGGCTACATTATTCGTGGTGAGCGTGCTGAAGCGAATTCCATTCCTGACTGCCATCCCTGCACGAACGTTGCAAATCATCGTCGCGGGTATCTTGGTGGTGGGTGTTTGGGCGGCAAGGTTCTTTGGGATTGAGGTGCAGTTCAATTCACTGCTCAGCGCGATTCAAGTCGCTGGCCCGGTGGTGCTGCAATTCGTGCTGACGTTACTCGGATCGCACGCCGCTTACAGCTATGCCGCATTCAACGATGTGCCGATCATCGGATACACGCGACCGCAGAATGTGCCGATGATGGGGCGCAGCGCTCAAAAAGGACAAGGCTTGGTTGAGTACGCGCTGATTCTGGTGCTGGTGGCCGTGGTGGTAATCGTGATTCTCGCACTGTTGGGGCCAGCGATTGGCAATATCTTTTCCAACATCGTGACGAATATCCAGTGCGGCGGGATGTGTACGCCGATTCCGCAGTAGCAACCGACTAGCGAAACTTTATAACGCGAACGCCATCCATCGCGGTGGCGTTTTTGATAGAAGGACACAATGGTTCAATCAGCAATCTCTTACAACGTCAACGGGGTTGGCACACCACGGCCTGACGTACTGGAAACGCATATCGCGGCCATCAACCCGCGCTGGTTGCTCATCATGGACAATCCCGGCATGGCGCAGAGCTACCGGCGCAAGCTGCCGAACACCAACGTGGTGGCGCGAAATTGGGGTTTGGTTGAAGGCGGCGATGAAAATACCTACGCCAAGCTATCACCAGCGGCATGGCTTGAGAAGCGGCTGCCGGAAGCTACCGACGGCATTTATCTGTACACCGGCAATGAAGCTGGCATTGCACCTGAATGGCACATCGAACTGATGAGGTTGATTATCAGCCGCAAGTTGACACATGCGCGGTTGGTCATCTGCAACACCGCAGTCGGCACGCCGAAGGTTATTGATGACTGGAAGCTGCCGGTGATGAAAGAATTCTTCCAACTGTTGGACGCACATCGCGATCAGTTTGTTCTCGGTTTACACGAGTACTTCAGCGGCATTGCGCCGTCGGGGTTCGTCGGTGGCTATCCGGATGGCAGTTGGAAAGACGGCAGTACGAATCTACATCCTAATTATGAGCACCGCGCTAATTGGCCGGAAGATGCCAGCAACATCGGTATGCTGTGGCACTGTGGACGGTTCACGGTGGTGAACGCAGCGGCCAAAAGTTTCGGCGTGATGCCGCCACGCATCTTGGTTACCGAGCATGGTGCGGACGATCTGAGCGACGTTAGCCCATGGGCGAAAAAATTCCCGTTGACGGATGGCTATTTGAATCACCGGGGTTGGAAGTCACTCGGCGGGATGTGGGCGCGGCTATTGCCCGGGCGAACGATGCAGCAGGCGTTCTTCGAGAATGTGCGCTACATCAAGAACGCGGTGTATGCCCACTTCCCAAACGTCGAAGGTCAATTGATTTTTACATGGTCGAACAAATCCGATTGGAATCAGTTCGACGTGAGCAAAGCGGATGAATTTATGGGGTTGCTGGAAGACGAGGTTGGCAATGCTGCGCCGCCGGTGATCGTCCCGCCAGCATTACCAGCCTTCCCGACAGATTTCGACGCACGCGCTAAATCCTACATGGCACACGGAACGCAGGGTTCGACGCCAGTGCGTGCCAAGCCGTCACGAAATTCGACGCTGTTGGCTTTAATCGCGCCATCGCCGGGTGTGTTTCAGATGATTGATGCAGCGGATCTGCTACCGGGTGAACGCGTTACCGAAACGGTCGGCAATGTGTTGGGCGTGTGGCTTCCGGTGATGATCGGCACGGCGATTCGCGGGTGGGCGTTCAATGGCTTCCTAAATGTGCAGCCGGTGGTGAAGGTTGAGCCTGAACCAGAGACGGAACCGGAAACGGTCACATGGACGGTTGCGATCACTGCGACGTACAGCGGTACGATCAGCGAGCGTGAGGCCAGCAAGCAAGCGTGGGCAGGATTGGCCGACTTCATCCGCGATGTGCATCCCGTCGGGAACACGCCGGAAGTCACTGTGAGCGAATCCTGATGTTTAAGTTCACCGATGGTTGGAACTGGTTTTTCAAGGCGGCCATCGTCTGGATCGTGCAGTTCAGCATCGTCGCCGCCGTGTTCGTGGCGCTGGTGATTGTCGTGCTGAAGCTGCTCGGCGTTTAACCTGTTTGTCCGCAGTCGAGCGAAGAGGTGCAATCATGTAAACCTAATCCGGTTTCATACCCGACTGCTACATATATCAAAGACGCCTGCCTGAGCCACAGGCGTTTTTGATTGGTGGTGTGGCATTGGTAAGAGTGTGCTGCTACCAACACCACACTACTAAACACGTTTGGGGCGGCCTGACCATTCGATTGAGCCGGTGATGTGGCGATCCCTCATGGTGAGGCGGCGTTTGCCAAGCAGACGGTGAAGTAGTTGGTTGATATAGCCGGGGTTTGATTGCCAGAACATGTCGAGGGTTTCGAACGCGGACAGCTCGCGGTAAGCGGCTTCAATGTCGGCAGTGTTGAGGCTGTGCTGCTGCGTGGTGACGGTGTTGATCTGCTGCGTGAGATTTTCGCGCTGTGTGGCAAGGCCGTCTATCTGATCATCATACATGGATGCGAGCGAGTCGGGCGCGGTGGCTTGCTTGGTGATCAACCGGCGAATTTGCGTTTCAAGGGCGGCAAGCTGCGCTTTGAGCGGTTCAACTGGATCGGGCGGCTGCGCACCATCCGGCACGGCCAGCAGGTAGGCGTTCTGAGTTTCGAGCATGAGCGCGAGCGCGGCGTGAAAATACGCCTGCACCTTACGTTCGGATATGGCCCATTTTTTCTCACACTTTGGACGCGGTGTGTAGATATGCTTCGATTGGCAAGTGTAGTAGCTGGCGTGGCTATTGCGCGAGTGAATCATCATGAAGCCACAGCGCTCGCAGACCAATAAGCCGCTGAACTTGTGCGTGTCGCCGTGGTTGCGCGGACGGAAGTTCAACCGGCGGATGAGTTCAGCGCGAAGCTGGGCAGCGAGTTCGCCAGTGATGGCCGGTTCGATGAGGCCGCGATGCATCTCGACACCGGGTGGCAACGGCTCGGACGCGTCGAAGATCCACATGCCTTTTTTGCGACCGGCGGGGCTGGTGTGGTTTCTGGCAGCGTCACCCCAAAACCACGGGTTATAGAAGAGTTGATAAAAATGGCCGTTTGTGAAGGGCTTGCCGTTTTGGCCGAAGCCGAGTTCAAACATTTTGAGTTCAATGTGCTGCCAGCTTACGCGGTCAATGATGAGGCGTGCGGCCTGTTCGATGGTGGCGGCCTTGCTTGGATCAGGCACGAAGGCGACTGTACGATGCTTGTCATCACGCAGCCGCATGTGTGACCAGACGTGTTCCGAACCCATCGGCAGCCCTTGCGACACCAGCTTATAGCGTCCGCGCTGCATTTCATTCGACAGCCAGCGCATCTGCTTACGGATTTCGTAGCCTTTGACCATCAGCCACATGTCGGCATTGTCGGCGGTCACCCAGCCATCCGCCAGCGAGTAGATTCGGGCGTGGCAATCTTCCAAAATGGTATCGACGATTTCATAGAGCAGGGATGCTTTACGGGCAAAACGATTGGCGTCGCGACAGACCAGAATATCAAAGTCACCTCTGGTGAGGTGGGCGATTAGCCGGTCGAAACCATGTTCTTGTTTGGCACGGGCAGCTTCGGCCAACTGTGCCAACGTTCTGTAATTGCGGCTGTGGCCTTCGATGCGGATGGTGTCGATCACCTGCCAATCGTTTTGATGGACAATGGTCATGGCGTCCGTGATCTGGGCATCCAAGCTCATCTTATCATTTTCGGCCTGTTCCAGTGTGGACACGGCAGCCCACACGATTACACGTTGAGTCATAGGTGGTTTCTACTGTGGTGCTTGGGCGGTGGCAGTGAGCGCCATGTTGACGGATGCTGTACTTGTCGCATTTAAGAACCCGCTTACCGCGTCGTTCGTGGCGAGGATGGCCGTGGTAGTGAGCTGCGCAGAGCTAACGGTGGGCGTGATGTAAAGCTGTACATTGTTATCCAGTAGGCATTGACCGAATGGTTCGATATTGGTGTTCCAATCAATCCGCGTAAGGCACTGGCGTGCGGTTTCGAGGTTGTTACTCATGACGCCATCTGTCCACGAATCGCAATAGGGCGTGAGCTTCATGATGTCGCAGTAGCTCATCAAGGCGGCCTTGACCTCGGTAATCTTTGAGTAATCAGTGGCAGGGGTAGATGTGCGACTGCCCAGCGTGCTACCGATCAGGAAGCCGATGACCAAGCCGATGATTCCGGCACCGACGCCAACGATAACGTAGTTGAGGATGGACGTGGTGGCAGCCGGTGACGATGCCGGGGCGATGCTATCCAGTTTCGTTTCCCACTGGCGAGCGAGGGGATCGTCGATACGCTTCAGCGCCTTGCGAGCATCGGCATAGCGTTTCTGTTGGATGAGGGCTTTTGCTTCGGCAAGTTGAGATTTGACTTGTTCGGATGACATACAAATGGTTCCAATCGTTCAGTTAAATTCATAAGTACCGTTTAAAACAGAGGACACGCACATGGACGAATCAGTACAAGAACCGATTGTTGATGTTAAACAAGAGCAAGATCAGAACCCCATACCGACTGAGGCGCTGCAAATCGCAGAGGCTTACAGCTATTTACTAAGCCGATTTCCATTGAGCACTGTTCTGGAACTGATGCCTCATGTTCGCGAATTGATGGTCGCCAACACTTATTCACATTAAGGCGATTGGATTGTCTTTAGCAGTTGCTTGTAGACTTCATCAAACTTAGCTGTGTACCATGCTGCATCTGGCGTTTTATGTTCTTTGTCGGCAGTAATGTTTGCCTGCTCAGTGATGATTGCCCAAGCAACTGCTATCAATGCAACCTGCACGTCGTTCGTATCCGGTATTATTCCTGTCATCTCAAATCCTTTCACTAGATCGAATGTCCTTACGAAGGGCAAAAATGTTGAAAACCCACTACCTAAAAGATAGCGTTGGCGTTAATACTAGGTGGATAAAAAAAGACAAACTACTTTCTAACCATCTTCAAATTACACTCGTACCGAAATGTCACCACTTGCTAGAACGTTTGGGCTAGGATAATAGGCACGCAGATGTTAAACAGGGATGACGATACGTGTTGACTGAATCAGAAAAAGAACTTATTGCTTGGTATCGCGTGATTTCAAAACTGAACCGCTTAGCCATTCGTTACTGGTTGATGACCGGCGATGCTCAATTCGCTCTTTGGCTCAAGGTCTTCAGAAGCTATCCGCATCAAATCGCGCAGATCCCCACGCCGGAAGGCCGAGAGCAGCTTGCGTTCA